TGGTATCTAGCATCTAGGTTCTGGTATCCAGCCTCTAATGTTTGGTATCCAGCATCTAGGTTCTGGTATCCAGCCTCTAATGTTTGGTATCTAGCATCTAGGTTCTGGTATCCAATGTTCGATGTCTGATCACCTTTTTCCGGGCTCCTATGTCTTTGATCTGGCATCCGGGGTCTTATCCCCTTTTTCCGGGATCAGGGCTCCGGTTTATTTCCTCCGTGATAAAAGGACTGCCTATTCGGGTAGTTGGTCTTTTTACCATGGTCAATAACTTCAACACAAGGAGAAACAGCAATGAACTATGAGCAATTCAGAAAAGGTTACAGGGAAGCAATCGAGCACATGATCAAATGGACAGATGCAAAGGAGAAAGATGTGGAATATCATGAAATCAGATATTACGCTTATCTTTCAGCCTTATTAATTAAAGAGACTTGGGAAGTGTCCGATTACGTTGATGCAATTATAACCGGTGATTTCCCACACTTGACCAGCATGGAGGATCTGGACACCTATTTAAGAGAAACATTTGAAAGAGATAACAACCCTTACGTATTATTAATGAACATAATCGAAGAGATGAAAAACTACTTCGAATAAGGAGGAGAGGCCATGACAAAGTATACCATATCAAATCCCCTTGATAAAACAGAAGCATACGAGGTGGAAAAGGAAGGGCTAGCAAACACACTGGCTACTAGGGCTATAAAAATGCTAAACAGCGTGGAGGGTAAAGAAAACTGCTGGGTGAACCTGCAACTAATAGAAGATGGGAGGGTGACTAACCAGTGCGTTTCTGTAAGTGTCCAACCTGATAAAACAGAAATCGTATCGGTGGTGGCGATAAACGAACTAGAACTGTCAACGTTATTGATCTTCATCGGGAAGCTCAATGGGAAAGAATTCAAAACATTTATAACCCACGGGATTTACTCGCCCCTGAATGAACACCTAGTGGCATACAACGGTAGAAAACCAACAGTGTATGAGATAAAACAATACTTAATGGGAAATAGGTGAAAAAATGAGCATAAGGCTATTCTTGATCTACAAGAAAAACAAACACTGGGCAAGGTTGAGGAAGGAAGAAACCTTCGCAAGGATAATGTGGGAGAACTTAGGCTACCCGGACACAATCACTAGCAATTACGTATCGCGAGGTTGAGAGTGTCCTCCCGCGAGGGCACGCCCTTTTTTCCTTTTTAAAAAAGCCGACCATCGACAAAGGAGGTCAAAAGATGACAAATTGTGAAATAGTGATGCCAAAACTTTGGACATCGACTTTACTTTTAACTTTATCGCGAAAACACATAACAAAATCAGACTCAGAAGCCCAAGTCAAATATGCCATGAAAATAATGGTGGCAAGGAGGTCAATAAAACACTTCTCCAAAAAAGAAATGGTTGATGAATTGTTGAAGATGAAGGATGTCAATGACAACTATGATGTCCCATTTTGATCGATGTGCAAATGTCCACTATAAACAGATATTGACAGGGAGCCCTCGGCGTGGTATAATGAGGGTACCACAGAGGGTCAGATCAAATAACTCTAAAGGAGAGAAAACAATGGCCGTAATCGAGTTGTACGTATTGTTGGACAATAATGGAAGATTCTTAAAACTGTCCTCTAATCTGGAAAGTGCGATGTACCAAGCGGAAAAGATAGAGGCATCAAAGAGCAAATGTATAATCTGGTATCATTCTTGTATTGGCACCTCGGATGAAAACTGGCAAGCATTCGGACCGGAAGACTTCAAAGAATACGATGGTAAACTGCCGTTGTACACCATCAAGAAAGAATCTACTGCGTATTAAGGAGAAATGCCATGGATTGGACACTACTGTACTTTCTATCGTATAATCATAACCTGTCAATGGCTCCCTTGGATGATTGGGTTCATCTCTGCAAACAAGTAACACACAGCAGAAGGAGCAATCGATATATAATGAAAATGTCAATGGAGCAAATACGTAAGTATAACGACCACACCATTGAGGACATCAAAAAAGGACTGCGGCCAAGACACGCAGAAATAATGGAGGAAGTGAATGAATAAGTCAATGTGGTTCATCGGTCATATGTTGGAAATAAAGCCAAGCAGGTATTTGAGTGGTGACAAAGAGGAGGCACTTGCAACTATCATGTGGATGGCCTATTGCCTCGGGTCACAACGGATGGATAGAATGCTAAAAAAGAATCAACTAAACTCCAGAAAAATGGACGTACTCGTTGAAAAATATACGGCCAACCTCCTTGACCGGGACGAAAGAATTTTGGTCAATTGGCTCTTGTTTGATATGATGTACGAAAATGCCGAGTCACTGCAGGGTGTCAGGGTCAGTAAGACGATGAGCCTTCGACAGAGATCCAAAAGATACGAAAAATTCTGGTATGGATATAGCAAATCCAATAAGGCAATGGCCAATGACATTAAAACTTACCTCTCCCTCATGGGGAATATAAGGTTTAAAGGATTATGATCCAAGACTGGTTTTATCGACATAACGTAAATGCCAGGATGAAGCTGGTCATAGTTTTAAAAGATTATGATCAGCTTGAATACTTCACTGCCATCAACTACGCCCTTCATATTAGGTATAGTGAAAGGGCAAAAGACAAATACAGAAGGGAGGCTGCAAAGAATCCGACTGCCATCTTGTTCTATGACGACACGCAAAACGATGTTCCTCGGAAGTGTCCTCATTTGGGCGACAAAGAATTAAACATAAACTGGATTGCGTTCCATTGTCTCACTACCCCGCTAATTAAAGCAAGGCAGTGGGCATATAACAGACGATTCAGAAGAATGCTATCTAACTGGTGTTGGCAACAAGATGTTGTTGACTACTTAAAACACATGGAGAGGACCTATGGAATGGTTCAAAGGATACCTGTTGGGAAATAGTCCTAAACTGTTATGGGTGATGCCGAATGATGATATAAAAATGGCAGTGAAGAGGATGATGTTCACCCTCAGGGGCACTGCAAGATTTAATAAATACATCACACGGTTTCCCTATAGTTATAGTACGGAGCCAGTAACAGTTAAACCAAGAAAATGCCCCCATCTCGGGGACCGCCCGATCACAATGAACTGGATTGCATTCAACCAACTGAATGATACGGGCCAATACCACTCAAAACGGTTAATCAGTTTTTCGGGTACTGGAAAGTGGTACTGCGATTATGCTAAATTCAAATATATCAAGGTGGAGGATCTACTCAATGAAATGGGCTGAGGGATTGATAATGGAATTGAAACAAATGGTAATGCCATTCGATGATAACTCAGCAAGGTATACCGAGGAAATGGTACCCTCCAAAAGATTGAACCTGATGGATATGAAACACAGGGGAACGACTGACTATGACAAAGACGTAGCAATCAGGGAGATGATGACACCCCGGAAGTGTCCTCATTTGGGTGACAAAGTGTTAACAATGGCATGGCAAGCGCATTACAACATGTCTATAGATATGGAATTAAAGAATTCTTATTCGCCTCAATCTACCCCCCTCAAACAGTACAGGCTGATGAAAAGGTTCATGAGGAAGGCCCAACAGAGAAAACATGAAGGGTTCGAGTGGTTGAAAGAATACTACTACTTGCTGGATGACACTGTTTGGGTAGACAGCGATTGGGACACTGTTAAGGGGGTATGGAATGAAGATCTGTTCAAGTATGACAACATCACCCATGACAGGTTCGAGAAGAAAATCAAGATGACAAGAACTTTCATCAATGATAAACCCGCCCTAGTATTTGATGGCGGTCCCACTGGTCATGAAAGGTATTACATCGAAGATTTGATTGACCCATTGATCATGGACTACAACCGGGAGGGTCTTTGTATCTGTGCTGGCACTGTTAATAGGTGGCCTCAGTGCAATGTAAAATGGAAACACATCATGCTATTCCTTAGCATTTATCCGGGGATGGCATAACGCAAACGATGGATTGACAGGCGACCGCCGCTGTGATACAATGGAGGGTGGTCGCCACTTACAAAAACAAGGAGATTAAAAATGGACAAAATTGCTTATTTCGATGAGATGATGGGAACTTGGAATAACTGCATACCTACTGATCTTATGTTCAGAGAATTCGAAGGTATGAGGACAGGAAACAAAGTCGGCAATGACAATGAAGTCGTAAAGGTCATGAACATGACGACAAAATTGATGATGTCCGGCCTCAAAGACTTAGACAGTGAAATAGTTAAACAAAAGATAATGGTAATCAATCGGATAGCCACCTTCTATCACAATTACCTGTGCAACAATGTCATTGAATATAAGACAAGAACCATGAAGTTCAAAAATGCCATGGTGTATCAATCGATTATCACTACGGCAATGCCATATGCCGTTTTCAAGGTGGGAGATGTGAATGATGATTTCACTATATCAGTCACCGTGAAAAATATCAAGCTAAAAGATCTGGTGATGGCCGCTGAACTTGATATTGCATCTGGCGTAATGAATGCAATGCCTTTTATAATCAGTGCATCCACTGATATCCCCCATGAAAACATCGGTGCCACTCTGCATAAGGTAATGGAGGCCTTCAATCATTATTTTATGGTGATCCAAAATTCTCACGAATCCCTATTGAGGGATGAAGAATTAAAAGGATTGTGGTGCTGCCCCGAAGAAAAAGAGTTGTACGATAATCTGTTTCAACAAATGATGGAAAGACTCAGAAAAGAATCTCGTTTTGCCAGTGTCGTTGCAGTCGATAACGACAAAAACTTCCCAAATAAAAATATAGTTAAAGTTGGCAATCAGCCGAATTGACGGTGGCTCGGCATGGCGGCAGGCTCGCTGGGGCCAGCGATGGCCTCGGCTTGACCGCCGCTCGGCGTGAGCCCGCCCCGGCGTGGGTGAGCCCGCTCCGGGCCAGCCGCCCCGCTCCGGGCCTCTCTTCAACAAAGGATTCAATAATGGAAAAATTGCTGATTGTGCTGTTTATTGCGGCATTAACAGTTGCATTAAGTCTACTCCCTTGAGGTGTCCACATGGCAGAACCTGATAGAAAAATGACTAGGCCCCTTGGCTGTTTCTTTATTACCACTAAATTCAATTGCACTATGGCAATCAATGTTAACATGGTAAGAATGATAAGAAGAGACAGTGATAACAAAATCGTGGTTGTTACTGAGGATAATGACCACACAGCATTGGAATGTTGGGAGGTGGTAGTTGATAGATTCAACGAAGCAAGATCGGAGGTGTTGTAATGAAAAATGACGAAATCAGTGAAGAAGACAAAAGTTGGATTGACAATGCCAGTTATGAAGAATTGCTTAGTAGATGGAGGTTTGCGCCCTGCGGTACTAAGATTTTTCAAGGTAGAACTGGTGATTACTTCCAGCAAACAATGATGAGAAAAAAGAAAGAAATAGGAGATGATGAAGCAGTTAGAATAAGTAAGAGGATAGGATGGGAAAGATGACATATTAACGGTTATGGAGACTAACATGTCGTATGCTGAGGATCTTTACAAAATCTTTGCAGGGAATAAAAGATCATTTGGCCAGTTCACTCCTAAGAACGGCAAAATGTTCACTGAAAAAAGGGAGGTATCAATAGATGATTTTAGAAATCACTTAGAAGGTAATTTAGGCATAGGTATTGTACCAATTCTGGATGATCAATCCTGTTTATGGGGTGCAATAGACATCGATAATCACGGAGACAAAGTAGTTAATATAGACTCAGTGGTAAAGGCGGTATGGGACAGGGGTCTTCCATTAGTTCCTTGCCGATCAAAATCGGGTGGCGTGCATCTATACCTATTTGGAGCAGATATCTTACCGGCTAAATTGGTAAGATTATTATTAACAAAGTGGGCAAAAGACCTAGGTTTCGGGGGGTCAGAAGTGTTCCCGAAACAAGTATCACTTCGAGATAATGAACTCGGCAACTGGATAAACTTACCATACTTCGAGGCGGATAAAACAAGTAGATACGCCATGAAGTTTGATAATGGCAATGTCGAAAAGATATCACTAGATGATTTCATTATCGAGGCCAAGCATGTTGCAGTGTCCAAGGAAGTGCTACTCAAATTTGCAATACTTGGACACGAAGAAGCACCACCCTGCATACAACGTATGATACAGGGTGAAGTTGAAAGAGGATATCGTAACGAGTCAATCTATAACCTAACAATCTACTTTAGAAGGGCATTCTCGGACACTAACTACAGGGAATACGTCTATGATCTTAACATGGTCATTTTCGACAAACCCCTCCCGTTTGAAGAAGTAAAGAAAACTGTTGAGAGTGCCAGCCGCCGAGAGTATAAGTATAAGTGCATGGAAGAACCCTGCAAGGGGTTTTGCAGCCTAGATACTTGTATGCAGCGGAAGTGGGGGATTTCGAAGGAAGATTCAACTGCTGTTGCAGTGGGACTCCCGGAATTTTCTAAACTATCCATCATAAAAACAGATCCACCTCTATGGGAACTAACGGTTGAAAGTAAAAAGATAGTTCTCACCACCAAACAACTGAGATGTTTTCAGTCAGTAGCAGAAATGGTAATGGAAAAACTGCTACGAGTCATCCCGATGATGAAAAACGGGGATTGGATGAACAAATTATCCTCCCTGATGCAAGATGTAGAAGAAATCGAAACACCTGATGATGCTTCCGTTCCAGGCATCATAAAATCACGCCTACAAGAATTTTTAGAGAAAGCAGATTTGTCTAGTAATGGTACGGACACTGCAGAAAGAGATCTAATGGAAAGAGGTCTTCCCGTTGTGCAAGAGCTCGGCACAATGGGTGATCGTGTTGTAATGTTCAAGGGTACACAATTCATTAATTTCTTGAAGCGGACCAAATCAGAAGAGACAAAGGGTGCTGACCTCTGGACAATCATGAGGAGTATTGGGGTGTCCCATCGTCGGGTAAGAATTGGTGGAAATGTCAGGAATGTATGGCTAGCCCCACTGGATGATTACAATAGGACGATTCTTGATCCTGAATATGGCAAACCTAAGACCATTGAAGAAATGGAACAGGAAGAAAAGGATAGAGAGTCACGTAAATTAATAACTAAGATGGAGTTCTGATGTGGATGAAATGGTGGATGTGAATTTTGTCAATCATCTGCCACATTGGGCCACCAAGTTGTGCACCGATGGAAAGTTGTGTGTCGGTGCACAACTACCAACTAGGGATGGTAGGAAAATTGGAAACGCCTACATCATAGAGGATATGGGTGGTGTATACAATATACTAACCGATGCTGGTACCAAATTAACCATAACCGAGAATGAAGTACACAGATTGTTTTATCGGCCTAGGTATATAGCCGATGTGCAAGAGGTACTTAAAAAATTCGAGAGGTAATCATGAGTCACGAAGAGTATAAGAAATGCATGAGGTGCAAAGCATTTGAAGGTAAATGTCATTCAGAGGACCCCAATGGCACCTGTCCAAATTGGTCAGTTGCTGATAATGTATTCAGGATGGTCGAAGTGGTTCCTGTTTGCGTCTTATGCAATAAGGAAATACCACAAGAGCCATTTGCCGGGGTCGGTCGGGAAAACAGGATTCATATCAATAACAAAATATTCAGGCCAATCTGTCAATTTTGTATGATGTCAGTGATTGGACTGATGGAAACCATATACGAAAATGAACTCCCGGAAGGAAAAGTGGGGGAACCAAACCGTTATGAAAAATATACAACTGTTACTGATGGGAGGACCAGCCAAACATGATCATAGACACTGATAAAGTCAATTTTCATTGTTATAGTTGCTCAAAGACATTAGATATAGACTTTAAGAGTGAGAAAGTGGCAATTGTGCCGATGTGCGAAGAATGCCTGGAAACGCTGAAAGAAGAAATAAGTAAAGAAACCGGCGAAATGGAATGGATAAGGGGCTATAACAAGGGCATGTCTGATGGTATTGAAATAGATAAATCGGAGGAAGGGCTATGAGTGACAAATGGCAAAACGGATACGAGGAAGGATTTAAGGAAGGATATGACCAATGCGCTAGCGACGTAATGAAAGATACTGAACTCAATTATGTTACCATGGGGCAACAGCATATCCATAAGATCAATGGACAGGTTATTGATCGCAATTGTGTGGCAGTGTTTGAATCTGAAAAGGGGGTGGGGAGAAGGAAGGCATTCGAGTTATTCGATGTTAAATTCTGTTTCCATTATCCAGAGAATGAATGGAACAGGAAATTGAAGGATGACCCGGATATGATGCAATATTATCCAAGGGGATACATCAGGATATGATAAATGATGAAAAAGTGAAAAAAAGGCATGAGTTAAATAATAAAATACACTACATCAAATTAAAAAGGGAAATGAATGAATTGGGCATATCAATGACAAACAGTGGAAAAGAATTTGATGCCATGATCCTTGATGAAGACAATGAGTGGCATGAGCAAAGTGTTATGGCTCCTGACCATAAGCATGCTGCAGAAAGGGCGTTGGAGATAATAGAATCAAATTGGGCCGAGTATGGATCAATTAACAGGCCATATAAAGTGCTTGTTAAATTAAAAAGTGAAGATTCGTGGGATCAATTTGAAGTGTCCGGGGAGGCAGTGATACTATATTTTGCTAAACCGACCAAGTATGATAGGATGATGTCCCCCGAGGGCATGGCACTCAAACGGGAATTTGACGAAATGCATGATGATGCAGCCTGTTCATGCCATATGCATCCCCCCTGTCCAGTATGTACACATCCGGGGAATCCAGTGAATCTGCAGGAAAACCCTGATGCATGGTTGAAGCTAAAGATCAATGAATAGTTACTATAAACAGTCACTGTAAAGACTACTTGACGGCAGTGGCTCGGTATGGTATACTGATCGACAGGAGGCAGGATCGTCCCGCCTCCTTTACCATTTAGAGGCACTGAATGGAAATATTAATAATAGGAACAGGAGAACGAGCTATGAATCTGAGAGATCATCTACAAATGTATTTGCCAACGTTTCCGCCAACAATATCAGTAAAAGAACAATTGGCAATGGCATTAACCGCCACCCCATCATTATTGGATGGGTTTGTTCCGAATACCGGATCTTCTTCAATCCGTCCTTTTCCCCGTAGAATCAACAGTAAAAAAGCATGGAAAATGCGGGGAAAGAGGCCATCAAAATGAGTGATGAGCAGCCAGTAGAGAAAAAAATGGAGATGATCAGAATTGCTATCAAGTATTATGTAGTCGATAACAATTTTGAGGTCGAAACTAACACAACTCACCCATCTGATCTAGTGATAGAGTACATTAGATCACAAATCGGAGCGGGAGAGGACACTTCCCCAGCAAATCGAAAGTCAAAGTATGAAATAGTCATATACCTTGATTTGAGTGATGATTCATTCAAGGTGGTGCATGACTGTGGCAATGAAGGACTGATGTTGGGCATCCTGATGGAGTACATAAAATATGTCAAACGAATCGAAGGTTGATATATCTTGGAAAAGTGAGGGGGCAGTATTAAAGGGAATGGTTGGTAGTGTCAGGGTGGCTTACATTGCCAATAATTACACAAGGCCAAAGGGCAACACAAAGGATGCATATAAGGCCGTGTTACTGCTCCCCGATGGGGTGGGCCACACTAAGGTTGAATATCACAGAACCCAATCCGAATCAGTACAATGGCTGGAGTTGAGGATAAGAATATGGATGGAGAAAATAAAACACTTTCTAGTATAATTTGGAGAATGAGAGGAACCGCCATCATAGGAAGGATTAATGAAAAAATGGTGGCAACGGTATCTCCCAATGTTTTTTGTCAAAAGGAATCAAATGACCGGTACAATGTATTTGTATTGTTACCCAATGAAAAGGGCGATACAATGCATGTACATGAGGAAGACTCGGTTAAAGCAAAAGCATTAGCTGAAAAGATGGTTAATGACTGGTTTAAAGAGGTATGTAATGGTTAAAATTCATTTTAAGGGTACCAAGTTCAGAATAAACTGCGGGTATCATGAAAATGACTTTCCCACATCTCTTCCTGATGTAAAATGGCACAAGGCGACTAAAACTTGGCTTGCCAATCCTACCAGACTCAATGTATCAACAATGCATGAGTTGATACCGAAGTTCAAAGCTATTGTCTCCCCGGAGGCACTGCAGAAAATATCAGAGGTAATGGAGGTAAAGATAACTACTTCTGATGTTTGGCCTGAAAATTACGTATTCCATCGGACACCAAAACCCCATCAGCTTGATGGTGTCCGATTCCTTTATCCAATAAGAAACTCTGCATTATTGATGGATGTTGGTACTGGTAAAACTCAGGTGGCAATCGATGTAGCAAATGCCAGATATCAAAATAACATAATCAATGGGGTACTGGTAGTTGGCCTAGTATCAATTAAGTATAACTGGAGAGATGAAATATTGATAGAGGTTCCTGATGCTGATATCCATGTATTGGAAACAGCGGGGGCCGGGGTCAAGAATTATCACAAGTGGCTACAGAAAGAGGGAGGATTTAAGTGGCTAATTGTGGGTGTTGAATCATTTTCCAATGGTAGTGCTTATGAATTGTGTGAGATATTCTTGGCATCGGGCGGTAAGACAATAATAGTTGATGAATCATCCAGTATCAAGACACATAATGCTAGGCGAACTGAAAAGTGTATAGAGCTCGGTAAAAAAAGTAATTACAAAATGATAATGACCGGGACACCAATAACACAAGGGCTACAGGACTTTTATTCTCAATTCGAGTTTTTGGACCCTGATATCATAGGAGTGGGAAACTTCTATGCTTTCAGAGGAAGATACATGGTGATGGGTGGAAAAGATAATAAGATCCTGCTTGGCTATAAGAAAATGGATGAAGTGATCAGGGCAACAAAGCCTCACATATTCCAAGTTAGAAAGCGTGATGTTTTGAAGGATCTCCCGGAATCGTCCTACGCAGTTAGGTCGGTGGAGATGACAGGGGAGCAGAAAGCACTCTACAAAGAGCTTAAGGATAAGTTAAGGGTAGAGTATAATGGCAATAAGCTCACTGTGAAAAACGCAATGAATGTGATCCAACGATTGTCAGAAATCACGGGCGGAAACATAACCTATGAAATTGAGAACCCTGATATTTTGACTCGGGAAAAGAGGCCAATAATCTACCAGAGACAAAGGCTCAAAACAGCCCCCAAAGCATTAGAGTTAAAGAATTTTATAAATGAATGCTCGGCTGATGATTCCATAATTATTTGGGCCGTTTGGACTGATGAAATCGATATAATAACTGAAATGTTGAGCGGTTCATTCCCACGAGATGAATTTCTGACCATCCGGGGTGGGGGCACTGCCGAGGAAAGGCATAACATTGTTTCTGAGTTCAACAAGAAGAATGCCAGATTCCTAGTAGGAAATCAAAGGGTTGGTGGTATTGGCCTAAACATGACAGTATCATCAACGATGGTGTATTATAGTAACGATTTTTCACTGGAAAAACGGATACAGAGTGAGGGAAGGATAGAGCGAATGGGACAATTAAACAAGATGCTCTATGTCGATCTTCTCTGCCGTGGTTCAGTGGATGTAATGTCACATCAAGCACTGGCAAATAAGAACGATTTTGCCGAAACAGTCAGGGCAGCATTCGATAATGGAGGGTTATTAGATCTGATATGAAGAAAATAACAATTGAAAAGTTCGTACCATCCTGTAGAACATGTCCCTATGTAACTAATAGTTCAAAGGAGCATGATGACCCCTTTACTTCGGAGCCCCATCCCACAACATGGTGGTGTACTAGCCCGAAGAACAAGGGAATCAATGAAAATTTCATAATAATGGACCCTTATAAAGTTGATGATAAGTGTCCAGAATAGGGGGAATCAAATGAATTATAATAATGAGTATCCAGAGTCAGCAAGCATAAAATCAGCATGTATGGAAGATATTGAGGTGCGAATGAAACGGGAAATGAAAACGTTGAAAATCGCCATTAATGCTGAAAATGCCGTGGTTGACCTGATGGATATGCATGGTACCAGTAAGGGTGGAATGGAAACACTCGGTCAGGCATGCTTTGTTCGGCATCGGTCAGAGATGACCATAAAAAAGTTGGAGGAAGAGCACAGGAAAAAAGAGGAAGCTGACAAAAAGCACGAGCAGGAAATCATTAACAGGGCTCGTGAAATTGAACGTCGGCACCATGGGGCCAAATTAACTGAGGACATGTTGAAGAAAGACTCTAACAAAGAATAGGGGGAGGGGGCATTGTCCCCCTTAATCAAATGTCGGATAACATAACAGTTATTAACATGCCAAAGGCAATGGGATTGGGCGAAAAAATTGATAGCATTCAAATACGAATTGATACTCCTGTCAGAGAGTTCACATCGATGGAAGATGCTAGAGAATATTATCAGGGCACAGCACAGATTTTTGTGAACCTGATACTTCGGACACTCCCCGGTGGGTTGACTGATGCTATCCTTGCCGAATTAATGAGGAAGAAGGCATCCATATTGGCTGTCCCCGCTATCGGCAGGGATGATCAGACTAAGAACCCCGTGGATTTCGGGGAAATAGTGTTGGATGTGTGACAACATGGAAAGAAAAATACGAAATCTAATTATAGGGACGTTAGTGATTGTGGGGCTTTTGATAACCATGGTGTATAGTGTCAGTGGGACAAAGAACATGGTTAAGATAACCCGTGATACAAAGGAGATACGTCTCTCTTTGTAGTAAGAGGCTTGACAGGATACCGGTCGGTGTGGTATAATGGGGCTTACGATGGACGATGACAGCAATTTTTAACCAAAACCAAGGAGAATTATCATGAACGATCAGAGCGAAAACACTGAAATTATCGAAGAGACTGTTGCTCCCGTAACAGAAGCACCTGAGGCAACTGCACCTGCAGAGCCCGAAGGTCACAAAAATGCACTCGGCGTCGACCTGCCCCCGGAAGGGACAATGGTAATGTGCGATGATGGCGTTGAACGTCCGGTAGTATACCGTGAGACTGCCATCAAGGAAGGTGTCAACCGCTATTTCACTGGTCTTGCCTGTCAGAATGGGCATATGTGTGAACGTAAAGTGAAAGGGTACCTGTGCACCACCTGCGGTCGTAATCGGCAAAAGGATCGTATCAAATCTAAACTTGCCACCGATCCCGAGTTTAAGGCAAAGCAGAAATCCAAACGTGCTGAACGCCTGAAAAGAAAATATCAGGAAGACCCGGATTACAAATCCAAACAACTGGCCAAAGCAAAGGAGCGTCGGGCCAAAAAAGCGGAGATCCGCAAAGCAGAAAACATTCGCCTCAAGGCAGAAGCAGAAGCAAAGGGAGAAACTGCGGGATCTGCCACTGCTTAATTGTTAACCCCTACATAATAGGAAAAAACCAGCATGAACAAAAAGTTGAATGATCTATTCGAAAAAACTGTGGAAGAAGAGGTCAAATCCAGAGTAGATAATATTCTTGTGAATAATATTGAAATGGAAAAAGTGGCTGAAATTCTCAAATCAGTTAGCGAAGGATTGATGACTGCATATGCTGCCCATATGAAGGCATGCAAGGAGCTTGACAAAATCCTCCCGAACGATTTAAAGGGGATACTAACTGAACACAGGAATCAGCGTGGTACCCCCTTTAGGTCAGGAGAACCATGGAGCACCGAAGAAGAGATACAATTGATAAACATGCTTCACACCACAATGGATGAATTTGCCAACAAATGTGGTAGATCTTACGGTGCCATCAGATCAAAGGCAAAAAAGATTTTCATTCAGGAATAGGGGGAATCAATGGATTACAAAACATATGAAGGAATGTCTCTAGTTGGACTCATTAAGGAAATGGGTGACGTCAAAGAGCAACTGGATAAGGTAACGGAGGAAAAGACAGCACTTCAAAAAACATATGATTACCTCCGAATCAATCTTATTCCTGAATTAATGGCAGATGATGATCTGTCGACCATTACCGTAGATGGGGTTGGAAGGGTGTCCCTCACGGCTGATATCTATTCGAGTGTGCCATCTGAAAAGAAAGAGGCGGCATATGAATGGCTGCGGGAGCATCAACTCGGGGATATCATCAAGGAAACAATCAATTCGGGCACTCTCAAAGCCACCATTAAAGCCCTCATGAAGAAAGGTGAGGAAGTGCCGGGGGATATATTCAAAGTGACCCCCTACACAAGGGCAAGTATTACCAAGGTTAAATAGACTATACGGTTCGCCATGCAAGTACATTGAAAAGGGGGTGGTTCCATTGGGCTAGTTATTGGTAGTATATATAAATGAAGAGCCAATTTCAAAGTAAAATTTCCAGATAGACCTGTTTTGTTAGGGTCAGTTCCACAGGGGGACTGGCCCATTTTTCCAACATAGAATATACCGCTAAAGGTAGGTAACCAAATGTCAAACAAAGAAGAAAAAAAGAACGAATTAACAGAGGCCAATTCCAATCAGATCATTATTGCATCAGGTGATGAACTACCCGCATACTTAAAAACTGATTCGAACAGGGGATCCGAAGATGTTGGTATTGAAGATCTTACCATCCCCCGCCTTGAAATTGTCCAGGCCCTCTCCCCTTGCCGCAAAAAAACAAATGCCGCATACATCGAGGGGTGTGAAGAAGGCCAATTATATAATAGCATTACCCGTGAAATCTACGGTGACAAAGTTTTCATTATCCCGGTCGTATTCAAAAAGCAATGGCTCATTTGGAAAGATCGTGATGCAGGTGGCGGTTTCAAAGGTGCCTATGATACTGCCGAATTAGCAGCAGAAAGATTGATTGAGCTCGAAGAGGAAAATGCTGTTGGGCCATTTGAATCAGTGGACACTGCTCAACATATCTGCCTGTTGCTTAAACCTAATGGCAAGATCGAAGAGATTGCTATCTCGATGGCCAAGTCAAAAATGAAAGTGTCCCGTAAATTTAACTCCCTCGTCCGTATCAATGGCGGCGACAGATTCTCCCGTGTATATGAAGTAAGAACGGTAGAGGACAAATCTGAGAAGGGTGAATATATTAATCTCGACATCAAAACCATCGGCTTCCCATCGGAGGAAATGTACAGGAAAGCCGAGATACTCTTCGATGACATCAAATCTGGCAAGCGCGAAGTAAAAGTCAGCGATAAATTCGATGAGGATACTGTTATGGAGGGTGACGTCAAGATCTGACAGCCCTTTAGTACAGTTCAATGATTCAGAGGGATGATAGGTGACACCTCCCGTTGCCGACAAGTGGCCTCCATCACTTCATCCCTTTTTTCTATTGGAGGCATGGTGACACAATGAAATCAACAGTTGTTTTGGGTAGCCCCGGCACAGGTAAAACTAGCAACTTGATTAAACGGATTGAAGAAGAAATTGAATCCGGCACTTCCAAAGACAGAATCCACGTAGTATCCCACACAAGAGTAGCAGCAAACGAAATAAAAGATAGGGCAGGTGCGCATGGTATCAATGCGTCAACTATCCACAGTATGGCATACCGATTCGGTGAGTTCATAAAAGAACAGGTTGTGTATGGCAAAGAGCTCAAAGACTTCTCGGAAAAATTAGGAATTCCTATGAAGGGCTTTGTTGACGCCACCTTCGATGCTTTAGAGGTCGGGGACGAGTACATCGCCATCATGAACGTTGCCAACAACACGATGTTGCCCTATGAGCAGGTCTACAAAAACTCTCACAGACCTGGGAACTACAATGAATTCAAGTATTTCTACGAGAATTATGAGCATTGGAAGAGGGTGAATGGATTCATCGACTTCAATGACATGATAAAAGTGGGTAAATACGTTGGTGAGGACCCGATAGAAATCCTATTCATTGACGAGGCACAAGACCTATCAAAGTTGCAATGGGCATTCCTGCATGGGGTGATCAGGGAAAACAAGGTAAAAAAGGTAATTGTAACTGGCGATCCCGATCAGTCTCTATTCATTTGGGGCGGGGCCGATCGAAGTGGTATGATCAACTTCATAAAAGACTACAAGGCAAAAGTAGTTGAACTAGATCAATCATATCGAGTACCAATTAACGTCCATAGGATAAGTAGAGACATCATCTCAAGAGTGTCCAATCGGATTGACAAAACATACCACCCAGCAGGACACTCCGGGATAATAAGGAAATACTCATCAGCGGATATGCTAGATTTTGACGATGGCGAAACTCTAGTGTTGTATAGAAACCATTCATTCAGGAGGGATATAGAAGGAATACTAATAGAAAAAGGGCTACCATATAGAGTATTAAATGGAAGACCCGGATTGTTTGAAAACAAATACTCAAATGCAATACGTGCAGTACGAAAGATACAGAAAATGGGGCCAAATGATGTTGTTCCCCGGAGTATAGTCAACTGCATAAAATTAGTAGCCACCCCCAAGGCAAAAAAGATACTAGAAAAGGGTGAGTTCAGCAAATTATTCACAATGAGGAGGAATGAAGTAATATCGTTCCCATTCAGTGAATGCCAATACTACATGGGGGTGGATGTATCAAAGGAACCTAATATACTACTGTCATCAATACACGGGGCTAAAGGTATGGAGGCCGACAGGGTGATTTTATTAAACAGCATCACTCAAAGGGTGAGTGAAGAAATGTATAATGACCCTGACCCCGAGCATCAAGTATGGTATGTGGCAGTAACTAGGTCTAAGAATAAATTAGATATAGTCGATGGCTATGACGGAGACATGTATAACATATGATATTTCCAAACATAATAGACGAAAGTTTAATATCAATAGACACAGAAACCACCAGCTTGGATTGGATGGAGTGTCATTGGTTTGGATTCTCACTGTCATTTGCGGATGATCAGGATTTTTATTTCGATCTGCGGGAGACACCTAAAGCCCTGGATTGGCTAAGGGACTCTTTGAAATATTACAGGGGGAGGATCGTAAATCACAACCTTAAATATGATGCACACGTCCTTAGGGAGAATGGAGTGGACATCATAGACCATAACATTGAATGTACTATGGTCAGGGCATGCCTGATCGATGAAAATAGAATCCTATACAATCTGGATGACGTAGCAAAGGACTGCATAGGAAGAGGAAAAGTTGATCCATATAAAGAGTTGGCTGGTCTATTTGGAGGTAAGGCCACCCGGAAAGATCAGATAGGAAATCTGGTTAGAGCACCTGTAGATCTAGTTAGTAGGTATGCAAAGGGTGACTCTCGCACTGCCCTCGATCTGTGGAAATGGCAAGAAGACGTCATAAATAAAGATGACATATATGGTAATAACCTTTCCAATGTGTCCGGTCTGGAAAATGACGTATTGAAAGTAATCATAGACATGGAAAGCCATGGAGTAAAGGTCGATATAGACAGGGCCGAAAGATCAATGTATGAATTGGGGAGGGAGATAGACAGGGGCAAAAAAGAATTGAATAATCTGGCCGGATTTTCAGTCAACCCCAATCCTAGTGGATCTATCCACAAACTGTTCAATCCCAAATGGGACGATCAGACCGGAAAATGGGTACTGTGCGATGGGACACTCACAGATTCAACAGAGGGTGGCAAAGCATCAATAGGGGCCGAGACATTGTTACGTATGTCCCATCCAGCAGCAGCCATGATCTTGAGAATCAGAAAGCTTGCAAAATGTCGAGGTACGTTCATACAGAAACATATCCTTGAGAAACATAAAAATGGGAGGGTATATCCCAACATCAATCAATGCAAGGGGGATGATGGTGGTACTAAAACTGGTAGATTGAGCTATGTTGACCCAGCATTGCAACAGATCCCATCCAGAGATAAAGAGATATCATCAATGACTAGGGTATTATTTTTACCAGAGGATGGTGATAATTGGTACAGATTGGATTACAGTCAGGCTGATATGAGGGCCTTTGTGCATTACACCCAATCCCCGCCATTAATGGCAGCATATAAGAGGGATAAATACACAGATCTCCACAACCTCACTGCTAGTCTGACAGGACTTCCCCGAAATGCCCCGCACAGTGGTGGTGCCAATGCAAAACAGATAGGATTGGGCCTGATCTTCTCCATGGGAGAGGGTAAGATGGCTCAAGAAATGTCATTACCCTTCACCACCCGAGAGGGTAAAGGAAGGATATGGTTGGAACCGGGGGAGGAAGCATTAGAAATATTCTCACGTTTCCATGCTGCTGTTCCTGGGGTAAAGGAATTTTCCAAAAGGGCGGTTTCGGTCGCCAGAAACAGAGGATATGTAATATCGTTGATGGGAAGATTCCTTAGATTCCCGGACAAACACTTTTGCTACAAAGCAGCTGGATATCTTTATCAGTCGGCCACAGCAGAGTTCAACAAGGTCAAGATGGTTGATACGTGGAGAATGACCAGATATTCCGACACAAGACTCATACTATCAGTTCATGATGAATTGAATTTTAGCTCTAATAATCCCGATAGAATGGATAAGGTGAAAGAAGAGATGGAAGATTTTCAATCACCAAAGGCTAGGTTAAAATTAAAAGTTCCGATGGTAGCAGATATGGGATCGGGACAGAACTGGTATGAGGCCAAATAATGAGATTTGAAATAGTCAGGTTTGATAAAGACTATCATCAAGTAGTAGAATCAGTGATGATGGATTTTAATAATATACACGATGCGGAAAAATACTGTGAAGGTGCATCCGGGTGCGGAGAGGAATACTATGTAAAGTGCACCAAGCAGGATAACATAAAAATAATCGATGAATTGGTTAGGCAAACCGATGTATCGAGTTTTATGTGGCGGGATAAATATGGAGCATATCATAATCCTGGGAGAATGAGAACAAGCTATTTATTCTTCGTATTGAGAATGATATGGAATCATGTCGTTCCTGATAAGTATAAATTATTCCCATATAAGCAGTATAGTTTCAGTAGCCACTATACAGTAGAATATATGGCCAATGCAGTAAAATATATTTACAAAGAATTGATGAAAAGAAATGATTTAGAGCAGAGATGGTTAAATGAATTGGCAGAAATGGATAGAAGTATTAAAGAGATGCAAAAAATGAGGTGTATCAGTGAATAAAAATGAAGAGGAATATACCATGGATCTGCTATTGGAGAGGGAACATGCTGTTCTAGTGTCCGATGGCGATGATGAATATTGGTTACCAAAAAGTCAGATCGAAATTAAAAAGATATCGGGGGAATCGGTAATTGTCACCATACCAGACTGGTTGGCAAAGGATAAGGGCATAATCTGATGTTTAAAGGAGAAAAAGTAATCGGGGTGAATGTCAACAGTCACAGAGGATTTCTATCTGTGACAACTAAAGATACAAATAACAACCATAAAACATATGAATTCGGGTATGGGGCATACAAAGAACATGCAGATAAGGTTCAAAAAATATTGGATGCCACCGACGAATTATTGAAATCAGTCAGGAACTGATATATCAAACAATCATTGACAGCGGGGGCTCAGCGTGGTATAATGGAAGGAGGTGATAGCAGTGCCCAACACAGTTAGAAAAATCAATGGAAAATGGAGAGTAGTGGAAAAAGCCACTGGAAAAGTAACAACTAATTCGGCTGGCACCCCGGTGGATGGACCGGGACACTCCTCAAAAGCAGGGGCGGAAAGACAGGCTGCAGCCATAAACATCAACCAACACAAGAAAAAGAGGAAGAGATGACAAAAAGATACATAGGAACCAATATCATACATGCAAAACCAATGACCTTGGGGCAGTATAATGAATACAGAGGATGGAAGATCCCTGAAAATGAAGATCCAAATAAAGCGGGATATCTTGTCATATATAGCGATATGTATGAATCATGGTCCCCTGCCGATGTATTTGAAGAAGCCTACATCGAAACTGATGAAATGAATTTCGGATTGGCGTCGGAAGCAATGAGACGTGGAAACAGATGTTTTAGGGGCAAGTGGAATAAGAACCACAATCGTAAACACATCGAACTGGTCGAACCCGATAGTGTCAGTGAGATGACTGAACCATATTTTTTAATCAATGTTAATGGAACTACGTTCCCATGGACACCTCTGGCAGAAGATCTGTTAGCTGTCGATTGGTGTATTTTGGACTAATCATAACTCAAGGAGAAGAAGTACCATGAAGAAATTCATTGCAGTGTCCCTCGTTTCGTTATCCTTTGCAGCATGCTCAACGTTGACCATCCAGGATTCGTACGTCGACGATCAGGGAAGGGAGCATACTTGCGTTGCAAAGAGGTCAGCCTTTGGAATCGGGGTGTCCGATGTCGAGACTAATGTATGTAATTCTAATACTAAAATCGGAAATTCTGATTCCAGCAAGTCATTGGCCGACGCTATTGTTAATGCACTTGCTAACTATGTTAGGGCAACGGGGGACGCTCAATGAGTGTATGGAAAAGACAGGTAAAGAAATTCCAATGTGATGTATGCGGCAAAGACTTCAACAACAAAAGGGCTTATTCCAATCACATGAAGGATAAGCACAATGGAGATGAATGCAAGGTATTCAAAGCCTTCAAAAATCAGGACGTTAAATACGGGGAGGGTCCACATGATTAATTTCAAAAACAAGATTAAGGCTAAGATTGATGTACTGTATGGCGGACAGTATGGCAGTGAGTCAAAACGACTATTCACCGAATTCTACACAAAAATGTTCAAAACTGACACAATCATTTCAAATTTTGGGCCGAATTCCGGGGGATTTGATTCATTTGGAAGCAAATGGTCAGTATTCCCGATCGGTTTTGATGGTAACATCATGTTGTCGGCGGGGTCAATCATCCCCGAGGAAAGATTCTGGAAGGAGGCAGAACAACTGCCGTCCGGGGCTAACATTGTAATACACCCTAATGCCTGTGTGGTGAACGACGATCATCGACAAAGAGAGGCCGACAGGGTAACCATCGGTAGCACGATGACCGGGACCATGGAAGCTGTCGTGCAAAAAATGCGGAGAGACCCCAACAATATCAATACAGCAGCGAACTCTGGCCTAAGGGAGTTCGTCGTTAGTCAAGAGGAATGGCTACAGAGAATTGTTGATTGTGAAAGTGCCCTGGTAGTGGTCCCCCAAGGCCATTCTTTGTCGATCAATCATGGTATGTACCCCTTCTGTACCAGTAGAAACACCTCCCCTCAACAGGGTCTTGCCGATGCCGGAATCCCAATCTGGTTGGTAAGGGATATTATCGGCTGTTTCAGGACCTATCCTATCAGGGTGGCCAATCGCTATGATGATGATGGTAATATGATTGGTTATTCTGGTCCATGTTATGATGACCAGAAAGAAATGACATGGGATGAAATAGGTGTCCCGGCTGAATATACCAGCATCAGTAAAAAGATGAGAAGGGTGTTCAATTTTTCCATCAAACAATATGTTGAGTCGGTGTTGATGAATGGATGTACTAAGGTATTCATGAATTTTATGAATTACCTAGGACATGCCGACTCACAGCAATTCTTGGTCAACCTCAATGAATTGGGACTCCCTGCCAGAGTGGAATGGGCTGGATATGGTCCAAAATGTACGGATATTGCCAAGGTCAAGTATGTTGACAAAGCCGAATATGAAAAGATGATGGTGAATGATGCCGGAATATTTAGCACACTAAGGGGAGGATTCGATAATCCGGGAAGGGAGAACTAAAAAATGATATCATTGGACACTAACCATCCAGTAACTAATACTGCAGCTGAATTGTGGGGAGAAAATGGCCAAGTCAACATTCTACAGGAAGAATGTGCAGAACTGATCTCGGCCATAGCAAGAAGAAATAGGGGGAGGAATGGTAACGATGAGGTTGCAGAGGAGGCTGCTGATGTGTTAGTGTCCTTGATGTCTGTTATCCCAATCCTAGGGATAGAAGAAGATGTAATTAGGCACATGAATTTTAAGATAAATCGTTTGGACAAGCGAATAAAATCATTAATGGAGGGATGATGTCAGAACTAAATATAAAAGACATACTACGTTCGGGTCATGTCATCAGGTGGCAAATAGTAAGGACAGTGAGAGATCAAACTCTGGCAGAACATCTATTCACTGTAACAATCCTGAGTATCGAGATGTCAAACAGAGTATTCACGAAGGGTATATCTGATCAGATGAAACTAAAAATGATCGATTGGGCCTTGCGTCATGATATGCCCGAAATCTATACAGGAGATGTTGCCACGCCAGTAAAGAAAAGAATGAAGGCAGTGGACCCTGGATTCTTTGACACCATCGAACGTGGTATATCAAAGAAATACTCGGACGCAAAGGATTCAGTATCAGGGACACCCTTCGAAGTAATAGTCAAGCTGGCGGATCTGCTGGATGGCATATCATTTCTCGATACAGAAGGGTTGGGGGACCATGCTAAGGACGTGTCCAGAAAGCTGAAAACTGAATATGCTAATCTGGTGGAGACAGCCAAGGTAAGGTTTTTTGATCTCAACTGGAATGAATCAACAAAAATGTTGTATGAGGTGACAGAGGGTAAGGACAGTCACCTTGAATATGAATCAAATGGAGGAATTTGATGTCAGTAAAAAATGATTGCGGCAATGAGGTACATAAATTCTTGTGGTTTGATACTGAAACTACAGGGACCGACCCAATAAAACATGACATAATCCAAATAGCTGGCCAAATTGTGGTGGGAGGAATAGTGATGGACAGCTTCGATTACAGATGTCAACCCTTTGATTGGGACACTATTGAGGAAAAAGCCCTTGAGAAGAATGGCATAACTAGGGAAGAAATAGCCACATTCCCGGAGCCAGATATAATCTACGGAAAGCTAAAGCGCATGTTCAGGAAGTACATCAATCCCTATGATAAGGCTGACAAGTTCATTGCCGGGGGTCAAAATGTAAGATTTGACATCGATATGACCCATCACTTCTTCAAGAAGAATAAAGATGATTTTTTCTTCTCCTTCGTCCGGGCGGGAGTTTTCGACACACTACATATGGCGACGATGCTGGAGGTCAAGGAAAGGAAAAGGATATTCAAGAAGGGATACAAGCTTGAACAGCTTTGTGAGGAACTCGGAGTGCCATTGGAGAATGCCCACGATGCATTGGCCGACATCACTGCCACTCGGCAAGTTGCAAACATACTCTGGAAAAGATTGGTGATGGGGGAATAAAATGAGGGGCAGACCAAAAAAGGAAACTCCACCTAAACCCCCCAAGGTGGAGTACACTTGTATATGTGGTTGTGGTAAACCAGTAAGGAAGGAGGGGGGTATATCCGATGGGTGTAAGCCGAAAATAAGGAAATTAATTGATGCTGGTATTATTAAGCCCACTTCATATGGTATCTGTGCTTATAGCCAGTGTAAAAAAGAATTTCCTCGCTACAAACTTATACATAACTCAATGACTCAAGAGTGTTGCTGTCGGAAATGTGGTGCCAGCAAATATTATGAAGATATCGCCAATGGAAGAAGGAAGGAGACACCAAGGAAAAAGCCAGTAAACACTACTGGGGGGATGAAAATTGCAAAAGGGTCAACAAAGACTGATAGAAAGAAATTGTTGGATTCCATCCCATCCCCCACCCCATATGAGGAGGCATTGTATAGATGATAAAGGGGGTTAAGAAAAGGGATAATAGTCAGATAGATAAGGCAAAGATACTCAATCTGTACATAGAGGACCAGATGAGTATAAACGAAATAAGTAAAAAACTAAAGATCCCATTTTCCAACATAAGGAATTGGCTAATAAAGGGGGGAATTAAGCCAAGGGAAAGGGCATACAGCATTAGATTAGCTGTTAAAAGAATAAAACAAATGGAGCGCAACAATGGGCGATCTAAGTAAAAATTTTTCATTACGAGAATTCAGATGCAAAGGGACCAACTGCTGCAATCATGCAGTGTCCCTCTCCCCCACCCTTTTGAAAACCCTACAGGAAATAAGGGACATCCTGGGAGAGGCAATGATAGTCAATTGTGGGTACCGATGTAGGACCCATAATGAGGAAATTGGCGGAGCTATTGGATCACTCCATACAATGGGTATGGCCGCTGATATAAAGTGTCCAAGTGCTGATTATAGGGATAAATTGGTAAAAATAGCCAGTTCCCATCCCTATGTGGGGTACATCGGTATACATGATGAATTCGTTCATATCGATGTAAGAAGGGGTGATATGTTGGTACAGGACAAAAGGAGCAATAAAAATGCGAAAGTATGATGGTATATTATATGCTCCTCCTGCATATTGGAAATTATCGGAGGCCGCACGAAAAGAATTGTGCAACGGCTGTGGCACCGGGGGATGGAAAGGAAGATTGGTATCGGATACAGTGTTTGGAATGTGTATAACTGAAGCATGTGATATACATGACTACATGTATGTTGCGTCAAAGCCAAATTTCAACGACAAAGATTCCGCCGATCGGACTTTCCTAAATAACATGGTCCGAATATTGAATGCCCAAAAGGACACCCTGATAAACAAGATACTATATGATTTCAGGTTGAGCAGGATACATAAATACTATAAGGCAGTGTCCATGTTCGGCGGTCCAGCATTTTGGAGTTCCCATAACATATCATCATTCCAACCATCCGGGTTGGATATAATTACCGAAAAGGAGACGGCATGATAAACAAGGTCATATTGATTGGAAATTTGGGTGCAGACCCCGAGGTTAGATATTCCCAAAACGGGCTGGCAGTGTGTAACTTTAACATGGCCACTTCCGAAAGATGGAAGGATGAAAAGGGCAATGCAAAGGAAAATACTGAATGGCATAGGGTTTGTGCCTTTGGTCGAATTGCCGAGATCTGCGGGGAATACCTTAATAAGGGATCTAAGGTGTATGTCGAAGGGAAATTACAAACAAGATCCTGGGAAGACCGGGATGGCAATAAACGATACACCACAGAGGTTGTAATACGGGACATGAAAATGCTAAATCCAAAGGGTGGTTCAGGCGGCAGCAGGGAAGAACCCCCTATGCCAGAGCCACCCGCCAATTGGGATGATGTTCCCTTCTAATCATAAAAAATAAAAAGGATAGAAATGAATAGACCAGAAAAGGATCTATGGGATAAAATAAGAGTGGCAATGGGGTTATCTTGGAGTGCCCAACGTCATGAAGATCGTTACTCCCTTGGGATTCCCGATGTAAGCTTTGCAATAACTTTTAAGGGTAAAAAGATCAATGGATGGATCGAATTAAAGGTTATTGGCAAGATGCATGATTCCAATGTAATAAAAGTGTCCAAATTTACAAAGGAACAAAAGGCCTGGTTAACAGACACCTCCGAACATGGAGGAAATTGCTTTTTATTTTTGAAGGCTGGGGATGTCTATATGATATTCGGTGATGACTTTTACTCGATAGGGACGATGACAGCAAAGGAGATGTTGAGTAAGTCAATTATCAATATAGAATCCCCAAGTGGTGCAGACATTAAAACTATGATAACTAGAGCTTTGTCATTTAATAATGAAATCCTTCCTCACCCCGAAGGGTGAGTTTTTACATACCATACAACGGCTGCAAATACGAACCCGACTAGTGATACTATGAAGGCAGTAGTTGCAGCCATTTTTATCTGATTCTCACCTTTCTTAGCTCCCCTCACCCAGGCATGGTCCTCTTGCCGATTCTCAAAATCACTATAACACTTCTCTAACATCAAATGGTGTTTATAATGCATCTCTGGTGGGTACCTGAAATCAGTTTTACGAAAGTTTTGTTGAATGGACACCTCAAAAGCTTTCACCATGGTATTAAGTAACTTTTCATCAATTTGAGGGTCCTTATCTTCGTCAATCCCCATGGTGATCACCTCATTCCTCTGGTGTAGTGCGCTTAACACTATCAGTCATTACCCCAATTGGCCTTTCTTCTGTCCCGGTAACATTTCCCTCTTCGTCAGTGATCTCAATAGTGTACATAATTGGATCATACTCCATGGGATTACCATCTGCATCAGTTTCCCATTCAGTTCGAATCCATTCTACATTATCCGATTTTTTGAGCTTTTCAAGTTCCTTGGCAGTGTCGTACTCACATCGGATTGTGATGTAATCACCGAACCACGGAGTGTTACAAAGGGGAAATGCCTCCTCTATTTTACTTGCTCCTGGATTCCCCTTACCAAATTTTTGTAAACCGACGTTGACCAAATCTTGCCATGTCACATCGGGTGATAATCTTTTTAGAACAACGTTAACTGTCTCCAGTTTCTTTTTATATTTAGTTCCCACGAAGAGCCTCCTCTATTGTTTTTGTTTTATTGGATATTGCTAAACAATTTGCATCAGACAGTGCCCTATTTATAATAACCGCTGATATTATACCATTGTATGGATTGGAATTGTTATAATATGACCCCAATCTACATGATGTTTGCGGCACGAAATGTTGGGTATCAGAAAGTGAATTGTATACTCCACCCACCCATAATTTTTTTAGATTTTCATTAGTGGACACTTTGAAAACAATGAATACATCTTCACTGGCAGCATATGAGTAAGTTAATGATATATTGTTACTGATCCCGGCATCAGCTATATAGCATATGTAAGTTGCCGAAAGTATCTGAACAATATACCGATCCTCAAGAGAACCTGTCCAAGTGTCGAATAAACATTGATTAGAAGCTATTTGTGAGCCACTTGATTTTTGTCTTAAAATAAGGGTGAAGTTATCCCCACTATTTGGTATGAGTTTATCCACTGTTATTATTGTTAATGCTCTTGTTGCTGTGGAAGTTGTGGTAATTATTGGAGATGTGGCATAAGATCCTGATTCTGCCTGGGAAAATGCAACATAAGCTCCCTTTACTCCATCACCAGTATACGTACCACCTCTAGCAGTGGTTCCAGTATCAACAAAGTATAAACTACATCCAGCAGTCGATGCTGTTCCAGATACAGTATATGTGATAACATACCAACCATGATTACCAATTGGTGATATTGATGCAGTACAATCAGTTGAAGCGGTAACTGTACCATTAATTATATCATAGTTTGCATATGCAGTACCATTGAACGCTGAGGGGGAGTTCATTTGTACATATTGCACACCATTGGATCTTATTACAACTGATCTAGTGTGTGGAGTCGGCATTACCACAGTACCAGTGACAGCATGAGCCCCGGTTCCAACTGTAGCAGTTAATCTTGATACAACTCTTTCAATATATGAGTCGTATACTTGATCAACATTCATAGTTGATTTTGTCCATGCTGCATTTGTCATGTCACTGCCATACACAAACAAATTAGTTGCAGCTGGTTCACAAAGAATTCCACCAGCACTGGGTGAATAAAAACCGCCATATTTAAGTTTTGATGGAATAACTGCTGTAGTAACTGCTGATGCATCAGTTATAACATATCCATTAAAATAGTTACTTAATTCAATTTGAACGTGTGCAAGATAAAATCCACTAACCCCATCTCCCGTATATGATGGAAATCGAGAGTTATAATTGTTATCGTTACATGCAACTATGTATGCTGAATAAGTGGTAGTGGTAACAGTAGCTGGAGATGTAATAGAACATCTATACCAACCATTGTTAACATATTCAATTTCACCAGAAGCAGCACTTCCATATGAAACTACTTTACCCTCTCTTAAATCAAAAGTTGCCCAAGCATTGGAACCGAACGCAGCAGATGCAAATGTAAGCTGAGCTTTACTTATTTCTCCCGCTTTGAGTAGGGCAGTTTGAGTATACACCGAACCGCTGGTAAAAGAGGCAGAGTTATCACAAGCCACAAAGTGAGAAGAGCTGTTTACTTTTGCGACTATTTTTCTAGCATCCCTTCCCGGTATCGGTCCGGACACTTCTGTAGTTGCCACTGGCTCTTCTACATAATATACCAACCACCCATTGGCAGTGGTGGGTGCAGTTGAATATTTCACATAATTGAAGGCGGTACCAACAGTAGTGACTGCAGCAGTGGTTGTTGTAATGGGCGGTGTAGCAGTAGAACCAGTTTCAAGTTGAGCACCCCATGCCACTACACTTGTTAATGAACAAGTTAAACCACGGGTGTCCATACAGTAAACATTAATCGAGGTTGCAGATGGAGTAAAGGATATTGTATACCTTTGCCATTTTTCTGTTACACTAACATCTGTTCTATGGTGTGCCCCATCATACCATCCTAATGTCCATGTTCCGGTACCAGATACAGTCCTTAAAAAGATACTATATGTATATGGGTTACCAGAAGTTACTCCAGTAACAGTCTCAGAACAAAATGCAGCTGATGGAGTAGTTGCAGTAATTGTATCAGCATCCTGTGCACCTGTAGGTGAAACATGGGTATCAGCCGAAACAGTACCACTCGATATTACCCAGGGTGGAGCATTTTCAAATCCACTGCTTCTTGTTAACAGATTGGTTGCTGCTGGAGTGTATGACCATGGTGCAGTGGACCATCCAGTTTCTGATCCTTCATACCATCCATTTTTATAATTGACCCTTTTATACTTTGAATGATAACCTAATGTATCAGTATAACTTTTATATTGGTCATAAACCTTTGTCCCCTGTATCATCCTATAAGGGTGCGTCCTTGACCCATCCGGGAGAGTGTCCTTGAACTTTGGTATTATCTCCCTTATTGATATATAAGTTATCAATACATCAACATTGGTAACGCTTCTAGTTATATTAAATGTAGTGGATATTGCCCCCTTCTGTGTGATGGTATTGAAATCAACAGTATTGGGGGTAAAAAAGTCTGATTTTACCGACCCACTGGTAACAACACCAGATATTTTAAAAAGGTAATTTTTCCCAACTGTTAAAGTATTAAGTTGGTTTACTACTAACTGAGGGGAAGTTGTATCACTTTGATACCTCATTCCACTACTGCTGAAAGTAACAATGTGAGTTGCATCCTCCCCCGATACTGATAATCCAGCTCCGGTATTAAGATTACCTGTGAATAATTCTGGACCAAGGTAGTAATCGTCATTGTTATATATTGAATTGTTAAAGGTTATTGGTTTGACTGTAAAATCATCAATAACCATGGTAGATCCAGCATAACATTTTATGTATACTGAGTTATTTATTTCTTTTATACCATCATATACATAAGTACCAGGACCTGTAAATGTATATGAATCGGCACCGCTGGTTAATGATATTGCTCCAGTACCAGATATCGATGAAACTTTTACTGATACCCTATATTTTGCTCCTATAGTTGCGATATTTTCTTGATATATAAATGAAGCAGAAGAGGGGGCAGTACAAGTGGCAACTCCACCACTAACTACCCAATCAGCACTAGTGGTTTTCCATGATGCAGAGTTATTAAAAGGGGAGTCGGCCATGACATTACTACCGATAGTAGCATAGTCAGTGGGATCTGTTCTATACATTCCAGGGTAAGCTGGCCTATCAACATTAGTAGTTATATAAGTCAACTTACCATTTGGTCTTCTGGATAATATATTTTGACCGCCGCCAGTGATTGTTACATCGTCAGCTTGCTTGACTAAACTTTTACTACTATCAAGTGCATTAAAGTCCCCCATTGCGGGGGAGCACATTAATGCTGATAGGAGTATAAAAAGAAATATCCTTTTCATATCTTCTCCTTAGTTTTTATCAACTACCCAGATTTCTACAACTGCCTTTTTGGTAGACCCCATTCCCGACATTACCAAGTATGGGGAGCCACTGTAAGGTATGACATAGGGTAAACCATCAACAATAGGACGTATAATTACATCAGCAGTATTCAATCTGGACACTCCATAACCGTACAGCATATCATACTTGATGGTCGCATTACGATTGTACAGGTAAATGGACCATCCAGTGCTCGGCGTATCAGTAGTGTCCAATCGCACCACAACATGATCAATTGCTCCCTCCAATTTGGTTATTGCCAAAGAGGCATTACCAGAGGAATCAGACGTAACATCATAACTCTTCATCGAATATCGGGTACCACCAATGGTTATAATCCTTATCGAATTAGAAGAATTCTCTACTATGGCGGCATGGGCCAGATTACATGACATAGCCAATGCCATAAGGAACATCATCATTACCAATAACTTTTTCATTCTTTTGTCTCCTCTACTTTTTGTGTGGTTGGTAAAAAATTTCCCGGACCTTTAATGCCGATGTATAATAGCAATGGCTCATTCATACAAGATATGGCCTGACCCACTGTATCTCCTCCTTTGAATAGCATCACGCAGGTGAGAAGCATGGCAAATATAAGCATAGCGCATCTGGCATATACCATATAACTTTCGCCATGTTCATTACCCTTACCCTTTATCCCAATGTATGCCATCAGGGGGACACCCATGTAAGACATAAACATTTCAACACTGGCATTGCCAAACATGAATAATGCAAATACCGAACTCATGTATGATATTATCAACAAACATCTAGTGTAAATCATGACTACTCCTATCTATTGTAAGTGAATGTTTTTCTGTACCACTTTGAAGCAGTATCCAATTTCTTTTTATCGTCGGCAGTTAATGATGAATAAAACATGTTCCTATATTTCTTAGGAAGACCACCAGTGGGCTCGGACATTTGGATGCTTGCACTAATCCCCTCCCATGTACCACCCTCATCAGCGTATTTATTCAAGTATTTATCTGCAGCCTTAAGATCACTGTACTTCAAAGCAGTCTTAAAGTTATACAAAGCATCAGATTTGTCATTTATTGCACTGCGATGTCCTTTTTCTCCTTGCTGTTCCATGAAGTTATTAACAAGGTTTCTAACGTGAAAGTAAGCTGATTCACCCGGATCAACGTTATACCACAATTTTTGGGTAAAGTCATCAGCTAAACTCTTTGTTGGCAGCCCCATTGCCCTTCTAGAAAAGATTTCAAGTGAGAATTGTTTAAAGACGTAATCCCAATTATTCCTAATTGGCTTGGGATCAAGGATACTTGGGTAATCAGTTGTACCTGTCATCACTGTACCAATTGTCTTGAATATCGGTCGGGTGCCGAACCATAATTTCTCGAAAGGAGCAACTGCCGATTCGGTAAGCTTTGTACCAACTGTCTTCTTACCTGTCATCACGTCCCCGATGTCATATAGGGCGTCTTCACCACCGAACCACGACAAAGCATCCCTGAATGCTCCCGATATTGGAAGATAACGTATTGAACCATCCGATCTTCGGCCTAATATCATGTGCATCTGTCGTTTTTGATCTCTTGACAATTCATCCTCTTCATCCCCAAAGAAGGTGGCATTCCACATTGATACCATGGCAGAGAACATTAAGAACTTTAATCCCATCTTAGATGCTCTCCATGTCAGGTTAGTCGCAATTCTTGCTGTGCCATTACCTTCATGCTTTATGTTTTTCATCATTTTTACATATCGAGGAGCATTTATTTCTATCCATGAGTAGAAAGGAATAAGATTGCTTCTCATCCACTCCCCGGATTTACTCAACGACCCATAATCACCAATCAACTCCCTCGACAGTTTTGCAGCAATTTCATTTTTATTCGTCATTTCATCAATTTCATGTGGGTTGGATGCCCCATAAACAATTTCTCCCTTGGCAATCCGATCTTTAAAGTAACGATAGGCTGCAAGACGAAGAATGTTTTCCCTGAAGTTAGTTGCTTCTTTTGTACGTTGCCAATATTTTATGGCCTGATTGGTCTTTACCCCCATCATATTTTTGAATTCAGATTGAATGTCAGATATTTCATGCATTACAAATCCAGAGCCAATAACATCAAATTTATGGGCTTCCTGCAACTCATCGGACACTGCCTGACTGGTCGACCCAGCAAATTTATTGACGTTAAATGGGAGTTTTGCTCCATATGAATTCATATCAGCGGCCAGATCCTTCATTGCAGCAGCGGTATATTTCAAAATGCGAGGATCATATGCCATAGCTATATCGAGGTCACCAGATATGTTGTTAACAGTATACCTAAAGACTCTGAATGGGTTTAGGAGTGTCCATTTCTTCCATCCTGATACCATTTGTCGTTGGATGATGTCCATTACACCTTTTTTACCTTCCTGCTCTCCCGCCTGATCTAGTGCTTTAGCAACTTCCTCTGGTATTACCCATATTTCATCTTGCCCTTTAACATAAGCCTTTTTGATTTGATCAGGGTCAATCAACTTACCAGCAAGTACATTCTCTACTGCCTGTGCGCTGATCGTATTTGCTTTTCTCCATGCACTGCCGGGGGCAGGTTTCCACATCACATAGCCCTTGGGCATTACCTGACTAAGGTTGTCAACGTTAGGATCGTTCTTTACTTGATCCATCAAATCATGGTATTTATCATATTTCTCCCTAATGTTTTCCTTTCTATCATATACCTCAATAGCGGAAATTGCCTGGGACATTACTTCAAATTCTGATGTGATGTATTCAGTGTTATAATCCTGTATGCTCCCGGATCTGGCTTTCTGCCACCCTCTCTTGGTGATTCTAACATCACCTCTAGTAGTTGGGGTGAATGCGTATTCATCACCCATTGCCATTTTTTCCAACACTTGATGGTGGAAGTATGCATCATCCTTAGCCAATTCCTTCTTTAACATTTTATTTTTGACTAGTTTTTGCTTAATATCCCTCATCATTGCTTTACGTTTAGCAAGAGCCTGCATTACCTTTTGACTCTTACGTGCTTCATTTTGGAAATGTCGGACACTCTCCGCAACTTCTGCAACTGTACGGAATCCAAATGGTAGATGACCATCCTCAAGAAGGGAATATCCGTTAACATCGGGGGTAGCATCTTTCATGATGTCAGCAAGAACAAGATTCATGGTGAATACAACATTTTCATTCTCATCCATGTTACCTACAATGTTATAGATGTCCTTCCATGCTTTGTAGGCCCCATAATGATCGGAATTCTTAATTAGCCTCAATTCATTTTTAAGATAACCATGTTCATTGGGTTTCAAAGAGGTATATGTTCTAGTAAAACTTTTACCCAATTCATTGAATCTATCTTTAAGCTTTTCAAGTTTACCCTTTACTTGAATCCCCCTACTAGCTTCTATTCTTTTCTGTACTTGGGGATGGGGATCAACCGGATTGATCGAATATTTAAACCTGTTATCGTTTGGATCAAAATTACCAGTGTTAAGGGTTGCGCTCTTTATCTGGTTTGGTTCAAAAGTAACAAGGTAATCGGCCTCTTTTATCCAGATGCTATCAAATCCCAGGTTTCTTAATTTAGCCGCCAACATCTTTGACTGTTGTACATTCTCAATGTCCTGTGCCTGTTTCAGGGTCATCGGGTAAGGATTCTCGGCTTTTATATAGAATTCATGTATGTTATCACCATATCTGGTTACCCTCTCCAGATGGGGAGAAAAGAAAAATCCAAGACCAGAGGTGGCATGGTTGGTGCTGGAGCCAATCTTACTTTTATCGAATTCTTCGAAGGCTTTGTCGGTAGCATGGTATACTATCGCTGGCTCTCCTCCTCTAGTAATCTTACTGTCACCGAACCACTCCTTGAAGGCTACACTAGAAGTGTCCACCGGCTTGAACTCTTGTTTCTTACTTTCCTTTACATCAAATTCAATATCAGGATCAATAAATCCAAGTTCAGAAATAAGGGCATCCAATTTTTCAAAATCAGTGCTAAATTTGTATTTATTCAACTCCGACTCGGACACTCTAGAGGAATCTCCACCCAATAAATCATTTACTTTTTGTTGGGCCTCTTTATTCCTCTTCAATTCCCCCCTTAATTTGGTTATTTCCTCATTTTCTTTACTCTTTGCATTCCTCGCCGCTGCTCTCTCCATGGTGGCCTTGATATAATCGTCGACTTCCTCCACCTTGCTCTTTACAAAATCATCGACAACTTTATTTTCACCCACGCGCTTTGCTCGCCTCGGTCCAGTTTCCCTTTTTACTTTAATGTCCTGATTTGACAATAGCTTATCAATCTCTTCAATGGTAAGGGGACCATTTTTATCAATCATTTCTGATACGTTTTTAACTATATCAGAATCAACCTCCCCCGAGGAAGGCGGGGGGTTCTTCTTTTTAGTGGTCAGGTCACTATCGGGGGAGGTTGAAACTTTATTTTCCTTTTGCCAATTTTTGAGTCTACCCTCCATTGCGTTGACTGATAACAAAGCCTTTCCTCTAAAGAATACAGCCTTATCCCCTTCAACGTCCATCCCGAGGACTTCTTCAAAATATTTATCATTCTTTCCAGACAGATTAATAACAAGATTTTTATTGTTTTGTCTACACCATTTTACCATTATACTGAACTCCTCTGGAGTAGATATCATGGCATCTTCTTCACTGACAGTAATGTAGTTATCAGTGGTAGATTCAACTGGTATAGTTTCTTCATCTATTTTTGTTATTTTGGTTGACATTCCGGGTTTTGCATCAGTATATTTCTGACCAACGGATTTTCCACCAAAGAACTTCTTAAATTCCTTTTTATTATTTACATGCATATTTGGCTCAAATACAGCATCCGAACCAACTTTTTTAAACCCGAGATGTTCAACAGCAGTGGAATTTGTGGCTCCTCCCAATATTACTATTGGACGTTTTTCTTCCCTACCACGTTTTATCAATTCCCTCATATCTTGATATGACATGGACTTAGCATCATCAACAGATACATCTATTGAATTGGTTCTGTCATATTCTTTTTCTGCTTTTTTGTTTTCTGCCTTTCTTTCCTTTTTCAGGTTATTGATATCTTTTCCAGATTTAACTATCAATTTACCATCGGTATCAACTATCCCATCATTTTGAAGGGATGTCATTATTTCTTTTGCTCTGGAATAACCAACTCCCATTCTACTTCTTATCTGATTGATACTGATTTCACCATCCCTGAGGATATAATCAACTACGTCCCCATATTTGTCATCCTGGGGCTTCTCGGTATTAGCCTGTTCTACCGTTATTTCCTCTGGTTCATTGCTTTTGAGATTATCCCCCCTTACCTTTTTTACTTCTCCCGTATCCTTCATTTTTATCTTGATGTTACCAAAGAAACTGCCTACTACTGTAGCTTCTTTACCATCGTACAAAACTTCTTTCCCAACATAGTTGGATTTAAGCCGTAATTCAAGTTTTTTCCGGGCATCCTCGGTAAGGAATTGGGGAGCGGCCATCCTCTTCTGTTTAAACATTTTGAAGGATGCAGCTTTCTTTGCTTTAACCCATTGTATTTTATTGTCATCCTTCTTATATTGTTTTTTAGCCGCCTTCATTTCTTCCTGATAGGTGGCATCAATTTCGTCCCACTTAGTTTTTTGCTCGGGGGTGATATTAGCAGTGATTCCACCGAAGGTTACTTTTTCACCAACAGAGGGATTGGACACTGCTGCAGCCTTCTCCTTGGCTGTCATACCTGATTTATTAGTAGGGGAGACTTTCTGAGAAGTGTCCGTTTTGGAATTTTTATTCTTCCAATTTTTCTCCATGGCTTCATTGGATGCCTCCCCTTTCATCTCAATGACTTCTGCCCTTACAAATTCTCTAGTGTCCGGGTCCCTGTCCCAAAGAGTCATTTCACTACCCTTTGTTGTTACCCTTCTTTCCTTGCCTCCGGCGAGCCAATCTCTAGATTTAGAAACACGCTCGTTCATGGTAGATATCGTGGTACGGACTGTCTCGGTTGAGGTCGCTCCGGGGGTCGGGCCAGCCGATGGCCCCGGCGATGGGGTCCCGGCTGCAGCGGTCGGGCTCTCGGGCTCGGCGGCGGGGGTCAAGCCGCTCGGCTCGGTCGAGGCCGTCCCAGGGCTCCGGGAGCCTTCTACGTTATTGTTAATAGCCTCAGGTTTTGGGGACCCTTTGGAAATAGGCTCTTTTGCCAGTTTTCTATTAGCATACTTCTTATAGACAGTGGTAATGGTTTGACGCATTCTGTTCATATCATCAAATATGAAGTCAGAAGATTGAACTCCCCTTATTCTCTTAAATACCCTGCCCACTACATTTTTAGCAGCATTAATGATTCTCCAGAATTTTGGTTTATCCTTTGCATACATCATATCCCAAAATTTAGGGTCACTAAATTCATTACCAGAAAAATCAGCAAGTATCTCCTCAACTACTTGATAATTGTCCATTTCTGGTATGCCATGTTTTTCTGTAAGTTCGTTGTATTTTTTACGATACTTACCATACACGTCCATGTTCATTAATGATACAGCGGTTTTTTCCAAATAATCATATGTTTCTGGATCTTCCGTTTTCAGTGTATGGATCATTTCATGACCCAATATAAACATATGAGGTTTAGCAGCCTTTGAATTCATCATTATTACTTCTGGACGATTAGAGTCTGCTATTCCATCTGGTATTGGTGCTTTATCATTGAGATGATCATAAAAAATAATCTTTTTATCAAATATCTTGCCGATCGATTTAATTGTATTAGCATGTTCGGGAAGAGATTCAGTAGGAGTAATCCTTATTTCAATTCTTTTATCCCTATCTGGTTGCATCTTTGCCATGGTTATATTGTAATCATCAATTACATCTTGATCCTTAATATAAGCATGGGGCCATACATGGCCTTCCGATTTCATGTTGTAATGGTTTTTGATACCCTGATCAAAGAAAAATTCATTGTCATCACTGCCCCTTTTACTGTCAGTGATAAGGTCAAGACCCCTAATGTCAGTAGACACCAAACCAAATTCAGTATCAGCTTTGTTAGGATCAGTTGTCCATAGATTTTCTTTACTGGTCTGGTACAACTTTACCTCGTCATCTGGCTTTATGTTGTCCCATGTTACCCGATTGTTTGGACCAAGTGGCTTCTTTAAATCATTTATGCCACCCTTAGGCATTTCCTTTTTACTGAAATAGAAATCAGCATCGATGATATCCTGCTGGCGCATTCCCATAACGCCATCCTCGGACTTCATCCTCATTTTGTAATCATTCCATTCATCCCTGGTAATTTCACCATTTCTGATAGCACCAATTATGTCATTATTGGTCTTCATGCTATCTAATGGGTTAGGTCTGGTGGATACGGGAGTGGTAATTTCTGGTTCTGGTGTTTTTACTTCTTCCTCATCTGGAAGTTTACCATTAACCAGTATGTCATCCACAATTTTCTTATTAGCGTCATCCTCATACTTAAGATTAACCCTGCCGATCTGCTCGGGGGTAAAATCCTTCTTATCATACTCATCCCATTGCTCTTTGGTGATGTCTCCCCTACTTATTGCTTTCATCTTATCAGCAACAGAGGGAAGAGTAACGAGAGGATTAACAAACGCATCCTTATCGGACACTCCAGGGGCTGCTGCGGGGGCTGCTGCGGGGGCATTCTTTGTATCCCCCACCTTTTTACTTCCTCCATGATCCCTGAACACTGTGCCGTAGGCCCCACCGACAGTACCGCCCAAAATGATAGATTCCATTAATCCATCTGTTAACTCGGTATTGGGATCATATCCAATCTTTTGCAGAGCGTTGCCTATTACTTGCTGTAATCCTTCTGTAGACCCCTCTACCAGTGTCCCAGCGGCAATATCCTTACCCAATTCGGTAATAAACTTCATAGAAGTTTCTTTAGCAGCTTCGCCGGTTACTTCTTTACCAGCCTTTTTGCCAAGCATGCCAAATACATCGGATAAATGAAATTTATCTGTAAGACCCTCGATGGCACCAGATATAACACCAGTTGCAATGACAGAGGACACTCCCCGGATCGTCGGTTCTTCATTCTCCTTAGTCAAGAAACTACGGTATGACTCCTGTGCACCAGCCATCTCTTGACCAATACCAATCCCCATCTGGACTTTGGCCATACCCTTTGATAACTCTTTGGCAGCGGCAATCTTGGCTTCCTTACTAATAGTTTTATCCATTAGCTTTTTGACTAGGGCCTCTCCCCCTGTCTTAAGGAAATATTTACCTCCGACAAGGTTGGGGAGAATGGACATAGCAGCTTCCGGGCCATTAGCTATAATCCAGTTAGGATCTTTTATTCCCTCTTTCCAATCAGTAGGAATGGCAGCATTGGGGGCCATAGATTCTACTGCAGCATCCTTTACCCTATTACCGAAATCAATGACTGATCCAATACCAGAGGATCTTTTATCCTCGGGGGATGGCTCTATTCCCATCATCTCAAGAGTTTTATTGGAAAGGGCAGTACCAACATCACTTACAAGTTGGGCATTTTCAAAGGGGAACATTACTCCCCTTACCAACCCTCTTCCTGTACTCTTTGCAGCCTCAGCCAATTTGGATACTTCTTCCGGCTGTTGCTGGGGTAATTGCTGTGCTTGTCTAGTGGCGTACGATGGAGGAACAGGATTGTTCCCAAGAGCACCTAACATATCATTGCTCTTAGACCCACTGCTTAAACTACCAAGCATGGCATCGGCATCTTTGTCGATGTTTTGGGGTTTTTGTTCCCCCAATACCCCCAACATGCTATTTATGGCAGCTCTCTTCCTTTCGTCCTCTTTCGCATTCTCTTTTAACATTTAAGTTACCCCTGTATTAGAAATATCTGCTAAAAAATCCTTCTTTCTTCTGTGGCTGGAGAGGAGCTTCATATCTGTCTATTTCATCCTTGTACATTTCCTGCAGTCTTGGATCAAATGACTTAATTACATTGTATCTCTGCTCCGGGCTCATTCCTTGTAACCTTTGGTTGGCCATCTCAAATGCCTTAGCAGTAGTGTCCCTCATGGAAACATCAGCATACGCCTGACCGTATGTTTTTGGCTGCGGTTGGGGGGTACCCATTGGCATTGTAGGAGGATTCATTAATGAAGTTATATTTTTATCTTGACGAGTAAGGTCATACTGTCTAATGCTCTCTGCTAGACTGGCTTTTTGAGAGTCATTAATGTCAGAATATCGTTTATTCTCGGCAGACAATTTTGCTGCCAATCTTTTACCCTCCTCACCCTGGGTAAACTTGGATCTCTCCATTGCCCCGGTTTCAGACATTTCAGTTCTTTTGGTGGCTCCCTCTTCTGTCATTTTAGTTCTTTCCAAAGAATTCTGATTGGACGACAGTAAACGGGCATTTTCATTGGCGTCCTTTAATCTTTGAACTGCCAGTTGGTTAGTACCCTGGGTAGCTAAACCGGCCAAATCATATCTTCCCCTGATATTGGCAACGTTGGCATTGGATTCATCCTGCATCCTTTGTATTTTCATCTGGGCATTAATCGCATTTGATTCACGATTAAGTTTTATGCGCCTAGTTGAATCCCTTTGAATTTCTTCAGCTAATCTACCTGCACCAGCCATCTTTTATTCCTCCTCATAATTATGAGATTCACTAATACTTTCACCATGGCTCCAACTTTCACCATAATTAACACTGCCATTGTAACCGAACGAAGCAGATGTATTAACAGCGTTGAGAGCAGATGCAGTAAGTTGTGCCCCGACATTCATTATGCCAGTGGTCCCTTGAATTCTTAGTTGATTTATTGACTCATATCCTCTGGTCATTGCATCTATTTCTGCCGTAGCCTTTTTGATTCGCAATTCAGCTTCGGATATTCGTGCTGTTATTTCTTGTATTTTAACCTGATAGTACGAAGAAATAGCAGATGTTTCAGCGTTATAACTGGACACTTCTGCCTCAAAAGCCGCAACAACATTTTGGTTGCTAGAAAGATGAGCGGTAAGTTCCACCTTATATGCTTCAAGTTCCGCCTTATATCTTTCTATTTCCTGAGTATTTAATTGAAGGCTATACTCAAGTTTTTTGATTTGAATATCAACTTTTACCTTAGCTGAATCTACTTCTGCTATGTAAGCCTTGATTCTTTCCCCATATGTGTTAGCCTTTGTAGCCTCCGCCCTTACCATGGTGTCATACACTTCGAATTTTACCTTTTCACCATCCAGTTGAGCGATGTATGCTTGGGTTTTGAGCTTAAAAGCTTCCATTTTCGATGCTTCAATTTCAGAAGCAATCCGGGCTCCCTCCATTTGCGCAGAGTACAATTTCATTTGCGTCTCGACAGCGGACACTTGCGCAGAGTAAACATCAACCAGACTTTTTTGCACATCAGCTGTTACTTTTGATGCCTCTATTTGTGCCTTGAATACCTCAATATTTGTTACTGCCGCCCGGACCCTGACATCGTATAATTCAACCTGGGATTTGAATGCCTCCATATTAGCATTAAAGATGGCCACCGAAGCATTGTAAACCTCTATGGCATTCTGAGCATTGAATTTATTGATCTCAAATAATCGGTTAGTGTTATTGGTATAAAAGTTTCTGATCATTTCCTCAAGCTGTATGCCCTTATCAATTATGAATTGAGTATTCTTTTGAGCAAGTTCAGCCTGATTTATGGTTATCTCCCGGAGGGAGGCAGAGTTATTCCTTGATATTTGATTGTTTGCCTCAGTTAATCTACCTATTAAAGCCCCTGGGGGTAGTGTCCAACCACGGGAAGAGAAATAATCGTTTGCTTCGGTGTATAACCTTTCATTTTCATCCTGCTGCTTATCCAGTAGTCTTTGGTAAATCGCGTCTTCAACCTCTACATCAAGGCCCGTACCACCGTTACGGATTCCATCAAGGACCTTAGCCAAAAGATCAGACCAGATATCAGACACATATGAAGGATCTTCACCCCATTCAAATTTGGCCGGTTCAGATAGGGTTACTGATGGTACTTCTATCTGAAATTCTGGCAAAGTTATACTGGGTGCTTCTGGTATGACTATTGAATCAAATGATGGCGCAGCTGGCATTGTATAAGTTGGCATCGCTGGTATATCAACTTGATTCAAAGTTGGGGCATCCCCCGGAGAAGCAATGGTATTAAGCACTGGTAATTCAGGGTTATAATACTCTGGAGCAGATACCGTCAATGCAGGAATGGTTACATCTTCAAATTCTGGTATAGAAGTATATACCGGACGAATTGCAGTGTTTTCTGGTAAAGTGGTATCTATACTTAATGCCGATATACCGGGCCTATCTATTAAATCAAAACTGATTGGCTCATATTCAACATCAGCTATTTCTCCCACATCAGGAACCACTAAGCCCTGAATCATTGCATTAAGGGTACTTATATAACTCCTAGTTATATCAAAACTGTTATCAGCATACTCATTAACCAGAGCAAACTGATTTGTTATTATTTCGCTGGCCTGAACCGAACCAGAACTCCTACTCATACCATTGTCAGGTACATCAACAAATGTTCCCATATCACCCTCCTAAACGACCATCATGGGGGTTAAAGTGATTGAAGTTATTTCTTCATCAGTTGTTAATTCATTAAATATTTCCTGTATTGCTGCGTCAATATATAAACAATGTGGTTCAGAGGGGGAAGTAAATACATCACCGATAGTTGGCCCCACTGATTCTGGCTTATTTAAATTGTCTGGGTAAAATCCAACACTACTATACCCTACATATTCTTTATCGGCTGTTTCGGGGTTAATAAAAGTTATTGTGACAGCTGAATCTATTACTAAATCTTCGGTGGTTACTGCATAAGATACAACAAATGCAAAGTATGCCCCCGTAGCTCCAAATATCATGTGCTTTCTCATAGTGTTGAAAGTTATGTACGTAGATTCAACTGGTAAATGATCCCATCCAGTACCTCCCGTATAATCATAATATCCATAAAATTCATATCCAGCAGTAAGAGTGTGTGATATATTTCTACCCTTTACAAAAAACTCATAAGTTTTATATATGTTTTTTGTAACGTAATAGTTAACCCCCACGTAGAACCCACCCATTGAATACCAGTCTAAACATAATTGGTATGAATGGAGTTGATCAAGACAGTTATATTTTATACCAAATTCTAACAGTTCATCAGGATCAGAGGGTAAACCAGAATTAGAACTATAATATACTCCCGAAATGCCATAGCCATATGGTTCATTGGTATATTCCTCAGTTATATAATGAGTGTTACACAGCCATTCCCCACAATTACCATCTATGTATTGATGTAAATAAGACCATTTCTCAAAGTCATCATGATAATCATATACGCTACCAACATTGTATGTATATGTATATGTCTGGTGGTAATCACCTAAACAATACCTATCACTCCATGCCTCCTCCCATATTACACCTGGAGTAGTAGGTGGAGTATTAGGGGTAACATACAATAATGTGTTATTTAAGTATGTAGCAAGTGTTATGGTTGAATCGAAAAAATATTCATTAAGGAAAGATGAACAATAGGCACTCTCACATGGAAAGGTAAAAGTTGCCTCTGGATCATAATCCGTGGGGGACACTTTCTCCCCGGTGAGTACATCCACTAGGGTAACTATATCGTTAATTTTAATCTTTAGAAATTCTTTGGAGCAAAAATTTGTTTTATCAGATCCAGAGTGTCCTACTATGTATGTGTCCACCCCGTTATATAAGACAATGACTATGTCATTGGTTTTGAACGCAGTATGGCCCTGCAAATTTTCATCTTGACAATTGTATTTAAATCTGATGTTTTCGGCATCTATACTGTAATCCTCATGACAGTCTGATAAGAATGTAACTGATGCCGTGTTATTGAATACGTTTATCGAATCAATCCGGGCTATCATTACAACTATATCTTTTAACTGGTCTATGGTTTCTAGTTCGTAGATACTTTCATCAGTCATCATAGCACCCTTTAGGGTCTAGACTTACCTTCCTGAATCTTCCACTTTCAGGAAATGTTATTGGTATTATTCTATACGTGGGAAGATCCTCGGACACCTCACGAGGGCAGCACGCAGTTATATCATTACTAGTTCTGTCGCTTTTTCCGCAACAAACATTGGCTCCTTCCTGTCCATACCCATTTTCTATTAAGATTATTACTGGTATTGGGTAGTTGGTGCCATAATTAAAAAAGTCAGAGGCTAAACAATTATCATATATTACATAAAGATTCTTGGTGTTACAAATTTCAACTGTGTATTTGTACTCCTCGCTTGGGAACTCATCCCCAGGGTTAGTAGGCTGCAATATGTAGCCAAAAGCGAAGGAGCAAGTACAAAAGCATTCTCTGAAATCTCCCGGTTTTTTACCCCCGGCAGGGATGGGTGGTACTGTTATTCTAACTACTGACCTTCCAAAACTGTGTAAACATTCTATCACTACTGATCCATATCTTACCGTTCTCCAAGATTGACTTAAACCCTGGAATTTCATTTGGTTTATCAATATGTTTAGTTGTGATTTAGCCTCACCAATTAATTTTCTCCCAAGTACAGTATCCCCCTGTACTATTATCTTTGTCGGTATTTTAAGATATTCCATAATTCCTAAACACCGTCATCGCGTCAACAGAGTCTATGGAAAAATCTCCACCATTTTTATTTGCAATATTTATTTTAAAATATGTTCCATGTATACTCCGGGGGATCGGGAATTTTTGTTTAGATGGCTTCATTGATGTACTTGGTATATCTACAGTATAAACACTACCATCGTCAAATGAAACTGTTACTGTAATATAATCACTTGATTTATAACCAAAGTATAGAAACCTTACCCTTTTGACGCATAACATACCAAGATCATTAACAACCGGTTCAAAATAAGCACTTATATTGGTCCCATTGTCATTTGATCCACCCATTTTAAATATGCCATCATCCCCCGCACAAATCGTTTCGCCATTAAAGTTAACCATAGAGTTAAAATTAAAATTTGTAAACTGAGTGGTTGCATTTGCAGCTTTAAAATTGGTGCATAGGGATAACATTATTGTACCGACCCCCTTATATGCCTAAGAACTGAATATGGGCTATTTTTTATTGATACATCAAATTTAGAAATTGGTAAAACCCCGCTAACATCAGCGATGGTATCAAAAACAGTACCAACATTACCACGAATAACGGGAATGTTCCCATCGATGTCAGCATTGATCTGGGAAAAAACATTAATACTTCCCCCAGCAATTGGCATACTGGAAATGATTGAAACCGACGTATCTGTGTGAGCATTTGTGCTTCCTCCGATTTTAGGCAATTCATCAGTTATTGAGATTAATTGTTCAATCTGAGCAGAAATACCACCGATGATGGACACTAGAGAGGAGGCTATCGTAGCTACGATTGGTTCTGTCACTGCCATTTCTACGCTGGAAATTGGCAGAGATGATGTTATTATCGCCCCACAATTTAAAGTTATCCTGCCTAAGGGTAGATTACCGCCCATTTCCGACTCGACGATAATACTTGCTTCTAAAGACCCATTTATACCTGGTAAATCATCTGATATTAAGGCTGCTCCCCACATAGTCATACTTGACATGGGCAAAGATCCACTCAATATCATACCTGTTTGTGCTGCATGTATCGAATCCCATCTAGCATCATCAGCTATTATGGGTAATTCACCCTCGATCCATGGCTGTCTTTCCATTTCTATGCTACATGATGATACTGGAAGACTACCCTCTAATGTACAGCCGATCATGGTGGTATCAACTTCCATCTCCATAGTAGAAACTGGAAGAGATCCACTTATATCAGCACTTACCCCCTCCTCTTCGGTGGATGGCATATACGAGTTATCAGAGGTATCTAAAAAAGCATTATCAGAGGTAGCTAAAAATGAATTAAGAGACATTGTGTTATCCGTTTATGTCATTTACTACTTGAGAAAACCCAACCGGTGCGTATGTATGAGGATAATCGTACAAATTGTTACCACAATTTATGATAAATCCATGACCAGAGTTACTAGTAATGAATGCAAAACTGAAGTAACCACTTATATCAATGTATCCTACTGGTCGCGCTCCCCTTGCTGGGTCCAGACCACTAGACCATACACCATCAATATGCACCCATACTGCTCCGGTAGCAGTGTCCAATGCGATGCCTATTATTTGATTGGCAGTATCACAAGGATTGTCAATATAATGGCCAGTGGACACTCCCCCAATTGTGATTTCGCCATTTAACTGTATATCAAGGAGGTCAAGTTCATACATGTTACCTCCATCAGTTGTGCAAATACCAAGATGAGCGTTGTACCATGATGCTCCGGGGGCAACATGCTTAAATTCTGCATACACCCTTCTGCCAGCTTTGGTTATGATTTTACTTTGACCGGGGGTGTTCCAGTTATCCCCACCCGATACAAGACTTATATAATCATTGCTCGAACTTGTAACGGTCCATGTTCCGTATGTTTGTGATGATTCCCAGTTGGCTGCTGTTCCCTTCGGCGGGAATCCGTTAAAGTTCATTTGAACTGAATACCACCGAAGATCACCACCATTTGAATCGGGGGCAATAATCCTTGGAAATGACTCACTCGCGCCAGTTTCTTTTAAGATGTACAGGTACGCCTGTTCACCCTTTATTACTATAGCAGCATCCCCCGCTGCTAATGGTACCATACTACTGTCGCCACAAGCATCAGCACCATCTATTGCGTCTAGAGCACCAGTACCACCACCGTTGATGGCACTGGCCCAATACAAGTTAGCCATTGGCTACTCCTTATGATGCGGGTTGAGTTAACGCTACTGAATCAACAGTTGTGGTTACTCCGGAAACCAGAGTTGTACTTGTCATGTTCATTTGCGCACCACTGGTAGCACAGGACCCATCCATCCTTACTGCAGTTGTACTTGCCCCGGTTGTAACGTTGTTGTCATACATTCGGAACCATCCTGCTACGCCAGATGCAAGATTTTGTCCAGACCATACATCAGCTGTCTCTTTGGCAATTACCCCGGCTGCAGCATCCCCCAAACGCAGACCATTTGTTACGGACCCAGGGGTAACAGCACCACTCGATACAGTAAGTCTGCATAATTTTGTACCTGTTTCAGCATCATCTGCAGAGGAGGGTTGAGCTCCCGAATAAATGTCAATAACCATTCCTCTGAAAGCACCGCGATAAGAACCACCAGAGGCAGAAGCCAATACAACGGTCGTTCCAGCAGCAACAGCAGTAAATGTCCCAGCAGCAACTTCAATTTTTCCACTTGCTACACTCAATATTTTAGCCACTATACCAGCATTCGCACCGCCGCCCGAAACAATGGTTATATCATCGTATTGTTTGAAACCACCGAGCCCATTGCCACTATCATTAATGGTATCCCGACCATCAGTTCCATCGCCATCACCAAATGATATGGTAGAAGCATATGCCACAGCATGTACTGTAGCTTTACCTCCAAGAAGTTTATTCCTAAGGCCAGTTGACAATTTCCACATGTCTATTCTCCCACTGTATGAATGAAATTATATCCCCTAATGACCCCGGCACCAATACCATTCATCTGAGGATAAACAATTTTGTTTCTTGTTACGTTTATCATTTTTCCATCAGGAAGTCCAATGCATACACCCTTTTTGGACATCCATACGGCACATTCACCAATGGCAAGATTTTCCAACCCGATGTCAGTAGACTTTATTGTTTCCTTAGCCTCTGACCATTCTATAGCAGGATATTCAGCAACTATCTCCAGCGAAAAATCTTTTGGGTCTTTGCCATTAATAAAATAAGTTCTCTTTTCATCTGAAACAAAAATCCCATTTTCAACTGGTCTTACCATTAAAACTTTTGATTCAAATTGTGCAAAATCTCTGGTTCTATCGAAAAGGCCAAATGCAAATGGCTGTGACCACCACACAACATTCTCTTCCGAAACAAATATCCTACCGGAGAAAAATGCCAAATGACTACCAAATCGGGGTCCATCAAAACTTTTATTAGTGTCCGGGCCTACATATGTTTGAGCATCCCAATTAATAGCATCAGAATCTTTTGGTACTATCCCTTTGTTTTTACCATTGGTGTAGTATATGTCCTGATTTACCTGAACATATGCCATCGTATCATTTCCATCCAAAATGGCAATTTCAGTTGAACTATAATCGGGATTGAGTCTGTACATTACACCGTCTTTTATAAATAGACAGTTATATCCGCAACAAAAAAGGCTGTGACACGCCCCGGACACTAATCCAGTATATCCCGGTCTACGACCTGTGAATCCAGTTTCATCTATCATCACATTAACAGCAACACCCATGTCGCTGATCCCGGTTTCTGAATCATAGTTAATCCTTATCGGATCAACCACAGTGTTTAGTCCTTTGCAGCCTCTTATTATTGGGATTAATTTATTCATAATCTTCGAAATCGAATTTACTGTGAACTTCTTCAATTAAAAAGGGATCATCATCCTCAGGGCCAACAAATACCCGGAAATCTTCAAGGGCATCTTTGAACAGATTCTCATAATAAATCGCATTGGACCTATCACTCTCCATGCTGTCCTCAACGTCATTGTAGATTTTACTGCATACCCAATTATGAATAAGATCATGAGCGTACCCATCATCAATGTAATCTGGTATGTTGTCACCAGCTTCCAATGTTTCTGGTTTTGCCCTGTAATAAATCCTCAAACCTTGGGCAGAGGATGGTAATCTTTGATAATACAATTGGTTAGAATACTTGGCAACAGCATCAACATTTCCAGACAAATCCAATCTGCCCAACTTTGAATCAAGAAGACTTCTAGAACCATACACTTTGGCCCACCCGAATGTATACAGATTGTAGCATCTTTTAAGATCTCTTTGGAAGTTGTCCGGAAGATCAATTAGATTGCCATCTGTAACAGTCTCCAGATCAGCAGTAAGGTATAATTCCTTTATGTCTATCTTGCTAGCTATGTAATGCATACACTTGTTAATAAACCCCAGTATGGTTACCGAAGTGTATGAACTATCTTGTATGGTATTAGCTATACTAGCTTGCAAAGATGCGACAGTGGTTGTCATCTCATTCACCTATTGCCATAAAGAAACCGGCCTGAGCTGCACCAGGATCTGCAGTAACCACGGTAACATTTCCGCCTGATACTGTTACATTGGTAGCAGCCATCATTTCGAAATATTCAACCTTACGAAGGCCAGTGGCTACAACTCCACCAGTATCGCCACTCCCCTGGGCAAAAGTTCCCATACGAACTCTTTTGTTGCCCATAATCGTTTTAGTCGTAACGCTCGCTGAAAAGGACATTTCATTTCTCCTATGAAATACCCCCGACGTTAATCGGGGGTATCAATTTATTTAATTCCAGTGATGACTGTAATTAATCGATCTTCATGAATACCGGCTTATATTCGCCACTGACACCAGCGGTACCCCAAGAAACGGCAACGATGGGCATATCGATGTCAAGAGTAGCATTCATAGCCTGCAGTGCGCCAGAGGTGCCAGACAAGGTGAGCATGGTACCCACAGCGGGTGTGCCATTAACCAGAGTACATGCAGGTCCACCGGTCTGCAGCCAACAGAAATAACCATCGGCTACGTCAACCAATGGGACACCTGTTGCAAGCGACTCTTCGGTTGTGGTATGGGTAACACCATACCAGGGAGAGTGGATAAGGGCCAATTTGGATGTAGCATCGAGCCCGACTGCAGGATCTTCAAGGTCAAGGGTAATGGATGTACCGGCAGAAGTAACAGCGGTGTTGGCCCCGATTCTGAAAGATTTACCTGCGCCAGTTCCGGATTCAACCTGCATTACGCCACCGGTGAATTTATTCTCGGCGATGGCAGTTCCGGCAGTGATGGTCAATGTTACCTGGGTATAGGTGGTGTTATAAGAGGCAAGTGCTGCAGTAATATGAGCAGCGGGAACAGCAGCCGCTACTGTAACTTTACCTGCTGAAAGGGCTGCACCAGCCTTGGAATATCGCCATTTGGTACCATTATCAAGGATACGGATGGTACCGACTTTTTCTTTAGCCGTTGCACTGGTGTTACGAAGACCCTGAGCAAAAGCAGATGTTTTAATAGGTGCTTCACGCATTTTGTGTTTCCTCCTTCAATTCATTTACTGTTGGTTACTTTCGATTGGTCAATTAGCTAAGATTGCTGTGGCCGATGTGCGCTTTACGGTTGGAGCAAACTGTATTACCATCGAAGTAAATCTTCATGGTCTTATCTTCCGGGCTATCCTGTACGACTCTCCAAGGACCACGGGAGAAGAAACCTTTCTGATGAACAGCAAAACCGTAGAATTTGGAGTTCAGCAAGAAAAGGTGTCCAGAGGGACAATAATCGTCGGGAGTGATGATTTTACCCTCGAAATCAACGCCAGTGAAACCAGCCTTTGCAGTGTCCTCAGATTTGGTAAAACGCTGCTGGATGGTAAGGGAATCAACGATGATATTGAACAGGGTTTCAGTGGTAACGGCAACGTCCGGTTTACCATTTTTTCCGTCACGAATTTTTGCCTGGGTAGCCATGGTACGGATGAGAGATGTATTGATACCTTCAACGGTAGCAATCATTTTTCCTTCCCATGGTTTTGTGCCGTCCTGTGCTTCCAGGTCATCCTCGGCAATACCACCATAGGCAAGGGTAGTAACCTCATTGCAGGTGGCCCGAAGACCAGTCAAACGACGGGAATCGCCAGAAGGGAGATCATAGAGACTTTCAGCAAGAACCTTTGTAAGGGAAGTCTGGGCAGTCTCAATCTCATCCATCGTAAGTTCTACGACAGCTTCCGGACCGCTATTTTCCAAAGTATCAAGACGAAGAACGGTAGCATTACCATAGGCATGTGACAGGGTGAAGTAAGCAGCGTTCACGTTATCGCGTTTGTCGCTGGAAAGTGTTTCGCCACGAGCGTAGAATCCTGCCTCATTACCATCATATTTAAGAGGAATACGAACTCGACGACCGCCAGCAGGACGCTTCCATATACCTTTCTGCTGTTTCAGGAAGAGATTCAAAAGATAAGAACTGTCAAAGTAGATATCTGTTGCTTTGCCGTTATCGAGAATGAAGTAATCATTCGTAACGGATTCAAGCTGTTCAAAAGTAAGCATTTCTTTTTCTCCTATTTTTTAATACCAGCTCTCTCGGCAATCGATGACACTGCATTCCCTCTGCTCATACTTTTAAGAGCTTTGTCACTTCTGGTGATTGGGGATACAGACCCATTTGAGCCAAGGACCTGATTTTGTTTTTTGGTTTTAAAATCGTTAATGGCTTTTTGCTCACCCTCTTTTTTAGCGTCTTCGATCCTTTTATTGATGGTCAGCATCATGTGAGCAGAGATTGCATTGTGACCAGGATTTTTATCCATGTAGGTTTTTAATTCGCCTGAATCCCACATCTTTTCGAAGTCTGGATTGTCCTTGGCATACCCACTGAATGTCTCCTCTACTTGACGATTATACCTGTCGGTAGTGGACCTCTCTTCCATTTGCTGTGTAAGCTCACCCGATATCGATTTAGTGAGTTGCGCAACGAAGTTTTTCGGGTCCTGTGATATAAGATCAACCAAATCATCGTGCTCCATAGCCAGCAGGTCTGATACCTTGCCACCTACATCCTTGCCACTATCGGTTGTTTTATCCCCTTTTTTCATGGTGGTAAGGGAATCATTAAATTCCTTTAATCCACCAAGAAGTTTATTTATACTATCAGTAAGTTCAGCATTTGCCGGTGGGGTGGTTGTGTCTGGAGGGGTTTTATCTCCCTCTCCTTTACCGTCATCACCTTTACCGTCATCACCTTTATTGTCATCACCATCGCCATCACCCTCCCCATCATCCTTAACAGATGGAATACCAAGGTCGCCCTCAAATCCACCAGATGGCATGGAATCTATGTTGACATCACCAGACATATCGCCACCACTGTGCGATCCCCCTGGTTCGTCCGGAGCGAAGCAAATGTTACCGAAAATCAAATCCAAACCTTTATACCCCTTAAGCATGTTTTCCCCCTACTGTAATCGATTCACGTTTTTTGAAGTTATCCATTATTTTACCATGCATTTCCTTTTTCCATTTTTTTCTCTCATTTGGATCAGGTTTGCGTAGTTTTTCCCCCTCTTCTATGGGTCGGAGTCCTTCACCTTTTAACCAGTTTTTGTAATTCTTTCGATTGGGCTCATTCATAAATTCCTGACAATGACGACCGCCATCTGGATTTACCACTTGTATAGTGTCCTTCATCCAGTTGGGGGATTCGTGTAGTCCACCGAACTTTAGATACACGCGATGGGACACTCCTCCACAGATATTACAAATACCAGTTTTATCCTCAGGGCCAGTGAATACTTCATATATTTCACCACAGCCCTCACATTCCATATCATACAGCGGCATCTTTACCCCCCGGTTTTGCCTCTTTTTTCGCCTTATCTCTGTTAATTCTTAGATTGGCGATTGTTTCGGATCTCATTACTGCCACTTTTTGGCGTTCTATGTCGAGTTTCTCATTATCAACCTGAATATCGTTGAGTACTTTGTCTGCTTCGTTTTGTGCCTTTTTAGCTTTGGCGGCTATTTCACTTGCTTCTCCTCTCTTTTTCTCCAACTCTATTTCTTTCAGAGGATCTTGCTGTATACCGGCAATATTAAATGCCTGATCGAAGGTTGGTATTTCGCTTCTATCAATTGCCCTTGCCAATTTGTTATCATCGAGAGCAGTGAGATTATTAAAGTATTCAAGGATTTCAGGTGGAACTTTAGCCATTTCGAACTTGGCGAGTAATTTAGCCGATTCACCCGATCTGGACCTGTTTGCAACTTCTTTCCATTTGGGCCAATCCATCTGCTTAAGTAATTCCTGATTATCAATAGCTCCTTTATCATAGAGTTCTATGGCTTCTTCCCTAATCTGTACCTGGGATTTTGGCATCGTCGATCCACTTACTATGGTAAGCTTCAATGGAACTATCATTTTGTTTCCATTGATTCTGGTTGTCACCTCATCCCCGGAATCATCATCATAAGAAATATATCTGTCTTCTGTATACCAGTTTTGCATACAGCTAACGTACATACGGCCACGTTCTCTGATAAGTTTACTGTAATTACGAATCTTACCACGTAACAGGGTAGATGCCCGCTCCAAAAGGGCCGCGATTGCTTTGTAGGCAATCACCTGTCGTCCGGGCTGATTTGCCTGCTCCATGTCGAAATTGCCAGAGATTTCATAGAACAGGTCTTTGTACAGGGCTATTGATTCTTGTAATTCTTTGGGAACCCTTGGGGGCTCAAGATAATGTATGCCATGGTTTGGTGTGGACGGATTGATTACCCCGATACCAGCAGCAAATTGAGTGTTGGCCACCCCCGAGTTTTTGGGGTTCACTACTTTGATTGATGCAGTTCGATCCTTCATGGTTGAGTATTGGCTTATGGATTTATTTATCTCCATTTGTAAACCACTCAACTGTTCAAAGTCGCCCTCACCCCATATCGTCATTCCATCTTTATTGGAATTGGCTACTCCGAACGGGTACTTATCATAAAGATACGTTAGAGAAGCAACCTCGTCTGGAAGATTGGGGTTGATAGAAGGATTGGCCATATCGGACACTACTAAATCGCCATTGATAGCCGTTACGCAACGGATATTGCCAGGGTATATGTATTTATCATCCTCGTCTACTTCGTAATCTTTCAACCAACATTCAACGATAATGACTTCTTTATCCTCTGACTTTTTCTCTTGCCCCCCGCCTAATAACGTTCTTATTGCCCCGAGGAAGGTGGTTACTGTACTTTCCGTTCCGCTTAAGGATTTATCCTTCATGCCAGAAACTGTACGTCTTTCATCCCCCATGTTATTCAGCAATTTTTCGTCTGGCTTAATCAGGCTGGCTTTGTCGGGGTACCTTCTTTTTGCTTCCCGGACCGAGATGGGGTAATAGTGGAAGACTGCCTCGGCCTTTTGTATGTTTTTGGTTCTGACCGGATATACCCCAAAATGATGAGGATCAACTACTACTGTCTCTACTTCACCAATACCATATTCGGCTTCAAGGTTAAAAATAACCTTTTCGATACAGACTCCATAGGTTTCTCCATTATAGATAGAATCATCGAGAATATCCTGTTGTTCTGTTTCGTTCCACCAATACTCAGTGGTTCTAAGTATTTTGTTGAATATCTCTTCCCCACCTTCTATTTCTGTTACTTTCTTAACATTAAAGGTGGGGTTGTTATCAGTTAGTAGGTTTACAGTTCTCCGTCTGTGATGCCCTATGAAGTTGGCAGAGGTAAGGGATAAAGATGGATTAGCTTTCCTCCAATGTTTATTCCTTCCTAATTCATAGAATCGCAACCATTTGTTGTGCAGATTCAATTCTTCTTTATCCGATATTACAGTTTCAAGAAGACTGAATAAGGCTTTGCCAACTCTAGGGTCATCTTTCGGAGGGAGTAATCCCTCGTATTCCTTCTCTTCTTTGGCCATTTAATTATCCGATATCCTTGGACTGATTTATCATATCGACTATTTTTTGATCCACTTCCCCTCCCTCTGCTACTTCACTGGGAGAAGGAACCTCTCTATCAAAGTCATTGGCGGGGATTTCGCGTTTCTCCGCCCCTACTTCGGGATCAGAATCTTTATCATCCTCACTTGGGGCAATGACTTCCTCTTTATTCACGATTTCACAACCTTTCGTATTAAGGATTATTTCACCGATGTTGGATGAAATTTTTTCTCCAGAAATAAATGGACGATTGAAACAAACTGGACATCTTAAATCGACCCAGGTGGCTACAACGTTAAATGGTCTAGGGAAACCATGTTTCTCATCAACCGATTCAAACATTGCCCCGGTCAATGGTATTTTCAAATCAAGCAATTTGGCCGTAGCTATGTTCTGTTTGCAAATGTCACAGCTTATTACTACTTTATCAGGCATTTCAGGCATCTTTAACCCCCTTATAATGTTTCTTTTCTAGAATCAACGGGATCACCTTCCCATAATTCTTCATACATATCACTTTCACTGAATGGTTTAACAGTGTCATTTTGTCTGTCGGATTTTCTCCTCTTTTTGCCCCACCGACAATCAGTACAATTTGCGCTTCTTTCATATTCCATTGATTTGTATTTGACCAGATGGAACATGTTAATGCAGAGGTACACCAATAATCCTATAACTATTATCAGTTCCCCGAGAAGAAATAATTCAAAATAATCTACTGGTTCCATATTTCATTCTCCGGTGAATTTGCCATTTCATTTTCATAGGTTGCAATACTATCGACTTGGACACCTTTCTCAAGATCATTTATCCTTTTCTCTGTTTCACTTACCTTTTTAGTAATTGGGGCTGGCTCAATTACCCTTGCCATGCAGAGAAAGCAGGAGTCATCATATACGTGATCTTCACCATCTGAATCAATATCTTCCAGTGTCCTAGTTTCCATTACCAAGTTGGGGATGGTGCGTCTAAATTGTTTACACCTTTCATATACCTGAATCATTGGTGCTTCACCACCGTTAATTTCACGTATCTTTAGACGTTCCCGAAACTGCCTTATTTTTAGTGTCCTTAATGAATCGCCAGGGGTGAGGTATAAGTTAAATGGATCTTCTGCGAATACCTCAGAGGTGGATTTTCCTTGTCCACCACCTTTATAATCTGGCTTTTTATTAAATGAGTCATTACCAGTTATACGTATGTAATCTCTCCCGATCCCATACATTTTGTGGAACAACTCTTCTCTTTCAATTATCCCTCTGGCTATATCGGAATCGGTTAGTTTTAAACCCATATTTGGGGTACCATTCCAGCCGTACCATTCATCAAATCTTCTTATTATACCATCATTCGTTACGTACCACCACCCTATACTGAATGGCTTACCAAATCCCCAGTCAAATGTCATGTAAAGGGGTGCGCCAACAGGGATTGGGGTGTCATTTGGCAAGACGTACGGGTATCTATCCCTGTATTCGGTAAATGCTTGTCCAACGTAAACGTCCCAATTGCCTTCTTTAAATGCTTCTCGCAAATCTGGGTGTAAGGTATTGAGGACTTGATAGTATTCTTGGGGAAGATGGGGGTTATCTGTTGCTTTAGAGGGGATATAGGCAAACTTTTGTTCAAATCCGGCCCAATCGTCTGAAAAGATTCTATCGATCCAGAATGCTTTGCACCAGCCATGTCCGACACCCCCTGGGTTGGTACCTCCCAAGAATTTGAGGAAGCTATCTGGTACGCCGGGGTATCTAAGACGTGTTCTAAGAAAAGTGAAGACTTCATATATATTTTTTGTGAGTTCATCAACAAAGATAAAAATGAACTCGGCAGATTGATATTTAGAAGTGTCGTCAAGATTCCTAAGGGCTATTACGCCCCCTCCCAATTTTTTATTGAGAATGTAACAACGTCCATATGCCTTATGATCATTATGCAGTTTCCCCATCCATGGCGGGAATTCTGTTGTAATTTTTTGTAGTTGCCTGTCTTTTAACGCTGGGTAATCTTCACAGGCTAGCATTCCTACTGGTGCTTTTACCCCAAATTCTGATGATGCTACCATCAATGTTCTGGCAGCCGCCCATCTCAACAGGTATGATTTCCCTCCCCCGAGTGCACCACCATAGAGGAGGTATTTGAATAACGGGTTGTCCAGTGCCGCTATTGCTTGTTTTTGCCTAGGAGTAAATTTCGCTAGGTCGTTATCAAAGTCGAAATCTAAACTGGACACTTTTAAACCTCTACGCTAGTATTGCCCCTGCGAATGATGATCTTATCTGGTAATCCGTCATCATCCACATCTATACCGTAGGTTATTCTCTCCAGCGGTATAATTCTAGCGAAGATTTTTGATGCTTTTTCCAGCATCTTTAACTGTACGCCGATGTCATCTACGTATCTTATATTCTCCACGATGACTGATCCCACCAGCCTCATTTTACCTAGGTCTGCTTTGTGAGCCTTTGTCACCTGCACGTCTGTCAGTGTTTCATCATCGCTGTATACATCATCAAAGCACGAGTTGACCGATGAGGTTATTCCTCTATCGCCCCATTTATCTTGTTTTGATTTAAGGAGTATTTCGGCTAATGATATCCCATACCGATTGGACACTTTCTTAAGGTCACTCCCGGACAAGAATTCAAGTTTTATATTATCCCAATCAATCTTTTTTGACATTACCGTTTTCCTTATTTTTCACGCCCGCATGCGCCCCCGCAGCTTTTAAACATTTTACCACATTCGGGCGGCTTCTGTCAAGTGCCTTACTGCAAAGGAGGGCCAACAAAGAGGGCTCAAAGACCTCGTGACTGGTGTGAATATCGCACACTGGGTTCACGCCATTCACAGTACCCAGAACAAAGCATCAGCTTCCCGCTGGCGGGTGGCTCGATGTAAGCCCCGGTCGACCCCAGCCGATGCCAAGGACGATAGACCCAAAGGCTCTGGATGGACACTTTTAAAATAGCATCCCCATATATACCTCAAATTCAAGAAGCTGTTAGGGTGGGTACCAGTGATACTATACCTCAGCCATTAGCTTAATTATCATAACCACACAGTTAGTGTAATTGCCTTCGACCAGGGCTGGCCCGGATGCCCCGACGTTGGAACAAGGAGGATAGATGTTACCCCCTAGATGATAGACAAAAGTAAATGGACGCTGGATATCACCCCTAGACGCTGACAAAGGCTGTTGGATGCCTAACAATCAAAGGCGGATCTGGTAATTGATTCTAAGCGAGTGGGGTTCCGATATGGGACAAAACTTAATTTCACTGGGTCTGCCGACGTCCTTACGTATGCGCTGCGCGCAGGTATATTGCGTGGTACGCCCCCGCTGGCCGCTTGGCGGCCCGCCGTCTGCATGTTATTCTGGGCGAGAAGCGGCGGCCCCGCCGCGACGCGACACGATCGTGTGGTACGATCACAACGCGTAATTAACGGGCAATCAAGCCCGAAACCGGCGTACTCGCCAAAGGAGAAACTCCCATGACTACAGCTATCGAAACCAAAACCACCGTAGACGCAATCGTATCTGAAACCAACGCAAACGAGAAAAACGAAATGGTGCAGTACGACGTAATTTCGTACTTATCATGCAAATGTGGGTACAAAGCAGTGGTCCCGGCTGGTAACAGATTCAACCGTAAATGCCCGGACTGCAAGGCATGGTTGAACGTACGCCTTAACCCAAATCACGAGAACTACGTAAAGGGCCTGAACGTCACTGTCAATGGCAATGATACCTATGACATAAATGACCTCACTGCAGTAGCCCTCAGGGGGATGGATATCAAAGATGCCTACATCAAGGCGGCTGAATTGATGATGATTGAAATCCCTAGGGAAAGCTGGTTCTCCCCCAAAATGGACCGGGAGTACAGGAAATCCGGCAAGAGTTTAGCTGAATTCCTTAGCTCCCGCTGGTCAGAGCGTAATTTGGGGATGCAAAGGATGAATTTGGGCAACGTACTTCGTGCTGCTTTCAATAGGGCATTATGATTTCACCGGGGGGCATTTAGCCCCCCACTTTCAAACCTCATATAAGGAGAAACTACCATGGAACAACAAGAAAACAACAACAACATGAAACAACAAGCTAACATTAAACAACAACAGGAGGAAAGAAGAATGAAACAAATTATCGCACTGACAGTAGAATTGGACAATGATGATGTTGATCATTTCCCACCCATTGCAAGAGCAGTGGCAATTGCGATTGAAAACAGGATAGCACAATCATCGGGCCATGGGTGGACCATCGGATTTACAACCGATAAAGCGGATGAAATACGACTGGTCGGAGTGGACACTATCCTTGAGACTAAGCGGTTTATTGTTACCCTGTACAGTGGTAAACTGGAGGGTAAGGCCCTTTATATTGAGGCAGTGGATGAACAGATTGCAATGTGGAAAGTGGAAAAGTTGATGGACATGAAGTGGTTGAAAACTAAGAAGGGATGGTTCCTCATTGCTGAAGAATATGCGGACCAAGTTGATTTTGATGAACTTACCAACTGCTATTCAGTGGCGATTGGTGAGATAGACCATGAAGGTTTCAGTCCAGAAGCCGTTCAATGGTAAACTTTATCGGGGCCGAAAGGCCCCAAAGGAGAAATGTTATGGACAAAAGGTTAGAGATTCTTCACGATGTTTTGTTTAGTCTGGTTAATGACCCTGATGGTGATTTACCTCCCTTGGAGGATATTTTGTGTACAAACTTCAAGGACTACAACCTTGATGATGTTAATGAAGTGATAACGGAGGAAATCGTTAGCCTCCGGAAACAACTGGTCGAAGGTTATGGCGACCATTTATCGATACACATCGGCAGGGGAATGGGAATAACCATCAATGGTATGAAACCTGATGCCCCATGGGACTTTGGTATTGATGTAACTCACTCAATCATTAAAACTGATAACTTGTCAGTGAACGGGGTGAAAATATCAAGGATCGAGTTTAGCTCTAACATTTATGATAACGATTTCCCCGACATTGTGAAGTTGGTTACTGAAAAAGGTACAAAGATGTATAGCCTTATACGGGGTTTTTATGATGACGAAGTATCGTCAACCATCTACTACAAACCTCTACTATAAACAGCTATTGACAGGGGGCTCTCTATGTGGTATAATGGAGGTATCACAGGGAGCCTCGGCTTAAACTTCAAAAAATAAAGTAAGGAGAAACAAAATGGAACGTGACAAATTGGAAGCAATCGCAACAGAGATTTTTGGCGAGCAGAAAGGTAAAAGTTGGACAAAGGGTAACGTTCGCCTCAAAATCAAAGAACACGTATGGCGGGTTGATGTAAAGGTGGAAAAAACTCATCCGTATCAAGTTGACTGGTCCCGTGTTGCCGGTTTCCCTATTGACAAAACGGAAGAGGACACTTTTAGGGAGTTCGTAGGAAAAACTATCGAGGCCAACAAGGGGTAAACATGAAAGCTAAACTATTTGTACTGGCTGCATTCTTTGCGGCCTACACGATTTGTGGCTGGATTGAATTGTACTGGTAAACTGTTACCTAAACAGGTACTTGACAAGGGGCTCTTCGTGTGGTAAAGTGAGCCATGCGAAGGGCTCTTAATCACCAAAACAAGGGGGAAACCTGATGGATGCAAAACAAGTGTCAGAATCTTTGGACAAAGCAGTCGTAGTTGAGGGCAAAGGCAACGGGATGATCATCGGCTACATTAAAGGATGGGTAGAGGTGGAAATGCCCGATACCACAGTCATCAAATGTAGGGCAAAGGAACTCACTCTTTTGCCTGAGGATAAACAACCGGAGGTGCAATCTTTTGACGTCGGTCCTGTGGAGGATTTTGAAGAGGACCACAACATTAAACCGCTGGTCGAGGGCGAAGACAACGAAATCCACTGCCCCGCCTGTGAAAATGTTTTTCACACCAAGCGTACAGACAATTTCAAATGTCCGAAATGCAAGTTCACTTTTCGGATTAGGTTGAAACCGAACAAAGACAATTATGTAATAGGACTGGCATCAACGGTGTCCGGGAGGGACACAATGGACATAAACGACAACATTGCAGAAGCAATGCGGGGTCAGTTCATTGAAGATGTCTATGTTATTGCGACCGGCAGACTGATCTCTTTGCCGGAAGAAACATGGTTCACTGGCAAGAATCGAGTGGCCTTCAAAAAATGGAAAGAGGACAGACCGGACACTGCGAATTACGATCTTTTGCTCTCTTTTCTCTGGAATAAATTCTCCCACCTGAACCTGGGCATGCAGCGCATGTCTTTAGGTAATCTTGTTCGCGCTGCTAACAAACGCGCCGAATAATCTAACTCAAATAATGGGGGCGAAAGCCCCCAAGGAGAAAACCATGGTAATCGGAAAATACTACGGTGGTACGCTAGAAGAGTACAAAGAAGCAATAAATGAGGCCATAGTCAATAAAGTGGAAAAGGAGCCCGAATTTATAGATGCTTTGTTCCTGTTCGCCCCAAGGAAGGGCAAAACGCTAATCGGCTACGTCAAAATGACTAAGAATCATGGCAAAGATCCCAAGAACTTAGCAGTGTTTCTGGTATTTAATAACAACAATCTGGTGGTAGTTTTAGAAGAGTGGGGTTCTATATACTGATATCTGGCTCTTTTGGTGAATATGTGAAGCTGTGAGGGGGGGTAGTTGCCGTCGTTGCTACACCGAGCGGTAAGCAATGCCTAACCGCATCTCGCTACATCGTTCTGTAAGTCGATGCGATCACACCCCCCCTGCTCTAAGGCTCTCGACGACGGTAGCGAGCGGTTAGAAATCGACGGTAGCGAGCGGTTAGAAAGCATAATTCGATTGAAATTGTGCCGTCCGACGCGGGCTCTCGGTTCGTCGAGGGTGTGAACGCAATTATCCGTACGAGGACTCCAGAAGCTTGTTAGACGGGGGTGTATATTCACATACGGTATTCGTTCACTTGTCGGTAGGTATACCCTGATTGCCTAACGACGCTCTGGACCCACCCCTACCTGCGGAAATGGTCACTCAAAGCAGGTATGCCTAACAACGATTGTGTAATTAACTGCGAAGGCGGACACTCTGGGAATAGAGACTAACCCAGAGGCGGCTCGGGACACGGGCTCGATAAAAAAGGGGAAGATCAGAAAAAAAGAAGACTTCTCTTAGGACGAGGACACTCTACATGTGTTTACATCTGTGAACGTTGATTGATGGTGGATTGCGGTCGCCCGCCGACAGGGGTTGGCTCCGGTATTCACGTTCACATACACACAGCCGCCAGCCTCGGAGAAGCTTCATAATACCAGTCGATGCGTTCACACTCGAACGCTTTGCAAGCGAGCCAGTCAAATTTCCTCCGGTGGGTGTCCTCCCCGCCATAGGTTTAGTGTCCGGGGTCCAGCCTCTAATGTTTGGTATCTAGCATCTAGGTTCTGGTATCCAGCCTCTAATGTTTGGTATCCAGCATCTAGGTTCTGGTATCCAGCCTCTAATGTTTGGTATCTAGCATCTAGGTTCTGGTATCCAATGTTCGATGTCTGATCACCTTTTTCCGGG